GTTACAACCTTTGAGACGGGGCCAGGATTTTCCAGCATTGTTTCAGATGTACTGGGAGTTTCCGGTGGTTCTGTTGGTCTTTTTGTGGGCACCGCGGAGCGCACCAACTACCAACCGGGCAATGTCAACCCGGTTTATTATGCTTTGGAAGCGATAACAAACAACGCCATTGAAACCGAAGAAACGACTGATTTTGAAGATATTAACGTACCAATAGGATGAACAACGCAGAAATACAGATACAGTTTCCCCAGCCCAGCGAGCGGGACAAATTCACATTGACGGCCATCTATCAGGATGTGGACGGCTACACACACACGGATCGCTACACCCAGGACGACATACCCGCCGATCAGGCCCCGGCTATGTCCGCCGTCGTGGCCGCGCTGGTGGGACTGGCGGAACCGTGGCAGGCGTCCCAGGTGTGGGCGAGGTTAGGTCACGTGTTGCGTGATTATCCATTCCCTCAGCCTGATGGGGCAGGAGAATGGGTTAAGTCTGTTGAGCTGACCGTTGAGGCCGTCAACCCTCAGGGAGGGCGCCGTACATTCACGGCTGCGGACTACCCGGAATTTGCTCTCACAGACCCCGCCGCCGTGGCTTTCTTTAAACACTTCACTACCAACTAATAACAACATAATCGTATGACTACTAATAATCAATGCAATCACGCCGAGGCTATTGCCAAGGAAATGTACAACATTTACCACTCCACCCTTTCCCATGCACCGCGGGAAACGGGATGGGCTGATGAACCGGCGGACGTCAAGCAAGCATGGTATCACGTCGCAAATCAGGCCCTCCCGACCATCGGCAAGCATGCGTTGGAGGACGTGAAAGACTATCTCGGCATCAAGGCTTCCGGCGCGGCGTCCTGGTGGAAAAAGGCCCTCTACTGGGCCGGGGTGGGTATAGCCGGCGCTGTCCTTGGGGGCGTTGGAATGTCCATGTCCGGCTGCGGGCACTCCGTAGACGTGACCCCAGGCCGCACGGAGGTCTGCAAGGACGGTTCCTGCCTCGTCATTGAGCAGGGGCATATCTCCTATTCCCAGGCCCAGCCCACCACGGATACGCCGCCCGTAGTTCAAGCCCTCAAGAAATAAGACCATGTGTGATTTTGTAGACAAGCGGCTGGAAACCCTCCGCAAGTACAAGGACATCATCATGATGTTCGGCGGGGCTGGGGCTGCCGTCTACATCTACACGGACTTCAAGGCGGTGGTCCGGGAACAGGCGGAAACCTCGGCCAAGACCGCCGAAATACTCCGCACGATGGACCTCCGCCTTTCCAACCTTGAACATCAGACCCAAAAATAATATGCCTAACAATTTATACACCAATTCAGGACTCTCTTTTTCGGATGCTCTCCACGCTTTGAAAAATGGCAAGGGAGCCAGATTGCCGAAGTGGTCCCCGGATGTAGTCATCCGCGCCCAGTTCCCGGACGAGCACAGCAAGATGACAGCTCCCTATCTGTACGTGGAATCCCGTTTCGGGCGGGTGCCGTGGAAGGAGACGTTTATCGAACTGTTTTCCGAAGAATGGGAGATTGTCGACTGAACTGTAAAGTTTTTCTTACAAGTTCTAACCAGTTCTAATCAAAACAAGTTATAACCATGAATAACACTGAAAGAAACATGGCTGCGGCCATCCTCCGCTTTGAAGACAGCCGCGTAACCGGGCCGGCCTCCCTGCGCGTCTCCCGCCTCCCTGCCGCTGACAAGGGCGGCAAGTTGGAGATTTGCGGCATTTGCGACGGCATTGAACCCGCGGTATTCAACCGCCTTAAAGCCCTGCTTGACGCCGGGAAGAGGGAAGAAGCCTGGGAGGGATGCCTTCAGTACGTCCTGGACAATACCGCCGCCGTCCGCTCCTGGATTGGCTCTGACGCCCATCCGGCTACGGAATTCATCCTGCGGGACCATTATTTCAATTCCGGTAGCAAGAACACCGGGAAGATACTTCAGCGCGCGTTGAACATCCACGGCGCCGGGCTCACGGTGGACGGCATTGTTGGACCCAAGACCAGACAAGAGCTACAGGACCAGTTGGCCGGCACGGATGAAGCGATATTCCTCATTGGCCTGCAGGAAAAGCGCAAGACGTTTTATCGCTCCTGCAAGCAGTTCCCGACCTTCGGGCGCGGCTGGTTGCGCCGCTGTGATGACGCCTACAGCGTTGCCCGTTCCCTCGTTTAATCCTTACCCCCTATCCGCCCCATGAGCAAGAAGCCCCGCAGCCAAAAGGCCGCCAAGACAGCTAAGGCCCCTGACATTGAGATTTTCGAGGACCGTTCCCCGCAGGAACGCGGCTATCTCGGCATCTATGAGACAATCACGCCCAAGGTGCTGAAAAATGCCCGTGAAAGCGTCCAGACGGGCAACATGCTCGATCTGGAACGCGTGTTCCGCTCGATGAAAATCGAATGGCCGCGGCTGCGGGGCAACTTGCGGAAGCTCCGGGAAAACGTGCAGGAATTGGAGCTTGCCGTAACCCCGTGGGCGGAAAAGGGAAAGAAGCCGACTCCGGAAGCCATCAAGCACGCGAATCTTGTTGAATCCGCCTTGTACCGCTGCCGGCTGGAACAGGGGAAGTGGGAACTGGATTTGAATGGACTGATCGGAGCCTTGGCGGAAGCGCCGGAACGCGGGGTGGGCGTGCTGGAAATCATGTGGGAACCCGGCAAGATACGGTCTCCCCGCGCATATTGCCCCATTCCGTCCACGTTTTTCAAATGGTCCAGCTATCCGGCGCAGATTGACCGCCTTGTCCTGTGCCCGGATGGAGTAGGGAACAGCCCCGAAATGGAATTCCCGCCTGATAAATTCATTGCCGCCATCAACTGCGACGGGCTTGACCACCCCATGTACGGAGCAAACATGCTCGCCCTGGTGGGATGGTTCGGGGCTGCCAAGTTCGGCCTCTCCTGGTTCATGCAATTCTGCCAGATATTCGGTTCCCCTCTTCGTCATGGCAGGGCATCGGGAACGGTGGCCCAGCGGAAGCTATTTGACCAGATGATTAAATTCGGGCAAACCGGTATCTTGGTGACTGACCCGGAAGCACAGGTTGACTTCGTCGACGCCGTCAAGGGAGGGACACAGCTTCCGCACCTGGACATGCTCCGCGAGTCCAATAATGCTTGTGACATCCTGATTTTAGGGCAAACCCTGACCAGTGACGTTTCCAGCAAGGGCGGCAACCGTGCGTTGGGAGAAGTGCATGAAGCCACGGAAAACAAGGTCGTGCTGGCCCGCGGCAAATATGTTGCCGGCATCCTCAACCAGCAACTTGTTCCGGCCATTCTGCGGCTCAACATGGGCCGTCTTCCGGAGCACCTGCCGATCATCTCTTTCAAGGACCCGTCCTCCGGCATGAGCGAAGCAAAACTTGGCTGGGTGGAAAGGGCAACCAAGCTTGTTCCCGTCGCTGAAGAACAGGTTTACGACTGGCTTGACATCCCCATGCCTGAAGAAGGGGCGAAACTCTACCAGCCTCCCACGTTCGGAACCGGCGCGGGAACGGAAGAGATGGATGACCTGGACCGGGAATCCCTGGTGCATGCAGCGCGTAAAAAAAAACGCTGAAGCACATTGACGAGATCAACCGGATTGCCGCCCGCATCGGGCGCCAGACGGACCAGGCGGCCCATGAACTGACCTCCGGCCTTGCCGGATTCATGGAAACCCTTATTGCCGACGTCGAGGCCGGGGAAGACCTGGAAACGGTTATTCGGTCTGCCCGTGAGCAGGTGCCGGACCTGTGGGACCAGATAGACACCTCCAAACTGGAAGACCGGCTTGTCAAGGTCCAGCACGCCGCGCTGGAAGCCGGCTGGAACTCCATGCGTGAGCCGGAAACCGCCAATGTGGAAGGATGACGGGCCATGAACATTGAAATTGAAATGAGCGGCTTTGACGCCGTGCTGAATGAGGCCATGAAAATCGTCGCCCCGGAAACGCTGGAAGCCGCGAACCAGGAAAGTGGGGAATACCTGCGGGACTATCTGGCGTCCTGGTACGACAACAAGGGGCGGGAACACTGGGTCAACAACTCCCTTCCTACACACGGCCCGGGCCGCATGTCGACGGGCTGGTTTTCCAACATTGCCCGCAAATGGTTCCTTTCTTCTGCGGACGCTTCCGGAGCGGTCATCTCCAACCCTGACGAGGACGGCTCCCTGCGGCACAAAATCAGGGGCGGGACAATCACAGCCAAAAACGCTGGAGCGCTGACCATTCCCCTTGTTCCGGAGGCCCACGGGCGCCGGGCGGCTGATTATCGCTCTGAAATCGGGGAATTGTTCACCATCCCCAACAAAAGCGCCTTGTTTGAAGCCGTGGAAGGCGGCGGGGTACGTGCGGTGTACGCCCTGCGCCAATCCATCACACAGGACCCGTGGCCGGACGCCATCCCGGCCAGCGAAGAACTGGCCGCGGCCTATGGCGTCAAGCTCATGGACGTTCTGGCCGCCTCCCTGGATGGCCGAAAGTGAGGGCCAGTCCCAGCTATTTACGCAATCGCGTTTCATGCCATGCTTGGGGCATGGATTTTGAGTTTAACGTCCCTCTTGCGTTCAGTGGTGATTCTCCGGCACGCATTGTATACATGCCGGAGGGCGTGCATTATATCAATGCATCCGTTGGCGGACGGCAGAAGGTGATTGTAGACCGCTCCTGTCTGGACCCCTTGAAACGTGACCTAGCCTTAAAGCTGGAAAAAAACGTCCGTCCTGTCTGTCTGTTTGATCATAAAATGGGGCCAGCCTCCTTTCTTCCGTCCGACTTTGACTATTTGGACGGGGTCGGGCCAATTCTGGTGGGCGAATGGACATTGAGCGGCAAGAATGCCAAGGAGGGAAAAGACTACGGCTATTTTTCACCGGCGTTCAGGCTTGACCTCAACACTTGCAAACCCGTGGGGCTGGAGCCGGATGACATTGAGGTGGGCTCCCTGGTCAATGACCCGGCCTTTGAAAATATTGCCCGCATTGCGGCCAGCAAGGCCAAGCTTGAGAATTTCACGGTCCTTGGACCGGATACCCCCTTGAATAGCGACGGAGAGGATACCGACGCCGTTCATAACCGCACCCCTCGCGGGATGCGTGGATTGAAACATAACCAAACAAACAACACAAATACAACAATGTACGAACTACTGGTTAAATGCGGCGTCCTCACCAAAGAGGAAGCCGCATCTGATAAGGCCGGCAAGATCGCGGAGGATAAAATCAACGACCTGAAGAAGAAATCCGAAGGTGGCGAGAAGTCCAAAGCAGACCTTGAAGCGGCCAAAAAGGAGGCGGAGGACGCCAAAAAGGAAGCGGCTACCTGCAAGGCGGCCAAGGCCAAGCTGGACGACACCGAAGCCAAACTGAAAGCTGCGGAAGAGGAACTTGCCGAGGTGAAAGCATCCAAGGCGGCTCTCATTGACGCGGAAATTGAAGCCGCCATCAAGGCTGGCAAGATTGCCCCGGAAAACGAAGAAGCCAAGGAAGCGCTCAAGACCGCCCTGACTGCCAATATCAAGGCCGGCAAGGCTTTGATTGACACGATGAAGCCGGACCCCGCATTTGCGACGGTGGTCGCCAACAAGGGTAAAGGCGGAAGCGGCGGCGAAGAACTCACCGGACGTGACCGCATCATTGAAAACATCAACAAGGAAAAGAACTAAGCCATGGCTTTTTTGACTCTACTGGACATCCAGAAACGCAACGGTTCGGCATCCGACATCGGATTGATCGAAGAAGTGGGTCTTTCCGCTCCTGAAGTAACGCAGCTTGCTTCCGTGGTGGGTTCCAAGACCATGATCAAGACGTTTGTACGCACCGGCGTACCCCGTGCCCGGTTCCGTCCGGCCAATGCTCCCATTGGCTATACGTCCTGCACCTACGAAGCAAGGAATGTGGAATTGTTCCCCGTTTCCTCCATCGTTTTTGTAGATACTATTACCTTGGCAAGCTCTGATGATGGAGAGGCTGCCGTTCTGGCTGACGAAGCTTCCGGGATCACGGAGGGCGTTTTGCTTTCTTTGGGCGCTCAAGGTTTTTACGGAACGCAAATCGACAAGAACGGCTTCCCCGGGCTTCCCGACTTCATTGACGATACGATGATCGTAAGCGCGGACAGCTCCAAAGCTGCCGACAGTTACGACGGAACGTCCGTCTTTGCCGTCATTGAAGGTCCCAAGGGCGTGCACTGGCGCTGGGGCCGCGACCGGGGAATCAGCCTCGGGCCGTTCAAGGATACGTACATTCCCGGCAAGGACCCGGAAACGGGAGAGCAGGGAGCCATTCCCGGCAAGGCTGCCGATTTGACCGCCTTTGTTGCGCTGGTCAACAACTCCAAGCTGTCTGCCGCACGCCTGAAGAATATCGGAACCGCGGAAGGAACGACTCTGGATGACGACAAGCTGGCGGAATTGCTGGCCTTGTTCCCGGCTGGCTCCCGTGTGACGAAGTTCATCATGAACCGTATGGCCCTGGAACAGCTTCGCAAGAGCCGAAATGTGGTGAGTGTTTCTGTCGACGGAAGCAAGGCGGGCGGGGATTCCTCCGGCTCCGCTCCGATTCCGACGCATGCCCACGGCATCCCGATTCTGGTGACGGACTCCATCGTCAACAACGAAAGCGACCTGTCTTCCATCACGGGCATTTCCCACTGGGGCAAGCACGCGCCGAAGAAAGTCGCTGGCAAGAAGAACAAGTAAAACAGAAAGGACCCTTAAACAGTGAATCCTATTAGACACACCCGCAAGGACGAATTGCTGACGGCCCGGATGAACATGCCGGGCACGAGCAAGACGGCCTATTCCGAAGTACTGGATGCGGGGCAGACGGGCGGCATTGATGAAATGGCGATCGTCATCGAGCACGGAGACCTTCCGGCCCTGGCTGCCGGAAAGAAAATCACGCTGACTTTGGAAGCATCCGAGGATGGCGAAAGCTGGGCCGAGGTGCCGGGGTTCTCCCTGGCTCCCACGGCGGGAGAAGCGGCGGGCGCCCAAGCGGGCGGCATTTCCAGCCGCGCCCCCTACGACATGGGGCGCTACATCCGACTCAAGGCTGTAGCGGACGCTTCCAGCGGCGACAACACCGCCGTCAAGTGTGAACTCTCCATCCGTGTGTAAACGTCATGGCGCTGGTCCAAATAACGGAAAACACCCTGCGGGCCTTCCTTGCGGACGCCGAAATCACGGCGTTTGATTCGGCAGGTGCAGAAGGTGATTCCCCGGAACGGGCCGGCGCCCTGATCAGAACGACGTGCAACCTTGTTGCCGGCATCGTCAACGCCTCCGGAAAATACCCTGTCCTGGAAACAGGGCAGGGGAAGGTTCCGGAGGAACTGGAACACCCGACGCTTGTCTGGATACGTCACGCCATGCTGGCCGATCTGCCCGACATGGGAGACCTGGAAGGGTCCCCCCGTGCCAAGCAGTACAGCACGGCCAGCGAGATTTTCCGGGCCGTCCGGCAGGGTAAATTCTACCTTGCCCCCTATGACTCGGAAAGCAGCGGCGTTGAGGTGTTCGGTGCCGGGGAACCCTATCAAAACTGGTGCGAACTATGAGCGCTCTACCTGCAAGCCCGCGCATCGCCATCGGGGAAAAAATCTATCAGAAGATCGTTTCCCTGTGCGCCCATTACAACGGGGGGGAAGACCCCGGTATCGTCATGCGCGGCTGGGATGCAAGCTTGAAAGCCCTGATTGACCAGCAGCTTTCCAAGCTGGGAATTTGCGTGCTGGTGTGCGCCCCGAAGCGCAAGCCCCTTCAGGAGCACGGCGGCACAAACGCCGCCATCCTGACAACCAAAATCGTCATTGAAAGCAACCCCGTCTTGAAAAAGTCCGATGCGACCGCCGTGCTCGGCTGGGATGCGGACGATCTGGCCGATTTGCTCGCCATCGGGCTTGACGGGCACCGGGAATTCAACTGGCTACCCAGCATGAAGCTCAAGGTTACAAGCACGGAGTCCAGCCGGGTACAGTTAACCAACAAGGCGGTAACACTTACGATTGAACAAATAGCAATATTGAAACATGGCAACTAAAACCACCACCCCCGCGGCCCAGGAGGCCGCCCCTACTCCGGCGCCCCGCATCGTCAAATGCCGGGTTGTCGTCAACAAGCTGGAACTCCCTCACGGCATTGCCGCGCGGGGAAGAATCGTCCACATCCCTGAAGACGTGTTTGAACAGCACAAGAAAGACGGGAACGTGACCCTTATTGACTACGTAAGAAACTAAATATCATGTCAGAATTATACAACAAGGAAATGCTTGTCGGTACGTTTCTCGACTTGTGCCCGTTCGGAACGACGGTCACGAGCGGAGAAAGCACCGATACCGTTGACGAGCATTTCAAGCCGGCGAAGGATTCCGACGCCTGGATGGTCGCCAACGAAGTGATCGACTATAAAATCACGCCGACCACCGAAGACGACGCCCGCACGGTGTTTTCCCGCGATACGACCTCGTATGTGACGCGGAAGAACACCAAGGTGACGGGCAACACCATCGAAATCAACTCGACGGAAATCAACCCGGTCTGCTGGCAGGTCATCTATCAGTGCGACAAGCTGGAAGCCGGGAAGGAAGTGCAGCCTTTTTCCCGCAACATCTACGGGCAAAAGGTATGGGCGCGCCTCACCAAGTACCAGGAAGACAAGAAGGAAATCATGGTCCTGGAAGTGGCGGCGCTGCTCAAGGTGGAACTCCCCACGGAAAACAACAAGCTGCTCACGCCGAAACTGACGCTTGAGGTTATTCCTTCCTCCCTGAATTCCCTGACGCCCACCGAGGAAATCGCTTTCCCGGCTTCTGCCGGGGCATAACACGCGGGCCGCCCCTCTGGTTCTTTGCATGGGGAGGGGCGGCCCGTATTCCCTTTACCATTTTTGAGACATGGAAACGACTGTTTCTCCTTTTTCCGTTACTTTTGACGGGCGCCCCGTCGTCCGCGCCGGGGAATGCCTGCTCGATGCCCTGCCGGAACACGCTTTCCCGGTCCAGTTCGGCACCTCGGCAACTCCCATCATCAACAGTCCGTTTCCCCGCCTGGATGCCTTCGGCAACATTTCCATGTCCTTCTCCATCTCCACCGTCCGGGAATGTGATTCCCACATGGACGCGTGGAGGAGCTTTTATGAATGGCTCCGCGACTGGAAGACGGCGGGGAAGGGAACCCTGACTTGGGCCGACTGCATCGGTTCCCATGAGCAGCGGTTCGAGGCCATCGTCGCCGACGCGGAACCCAAAGTGACAGGGCTGTATTTCATCGTCTCCTACAACTTCACTCTTGGCAAACCCCTATGAAAACCCTTGACGTTTCCAGCAGCGAATTCCTGGACATCGCCGAAAGCCCCGCCTACAGCCGGCTTTCCTTCGGGGGCGCCTCCGTCTCCTTCCGCGTCCCCGTAGACCGCTTTTCTTCCTGTCCCTATGAAGAGGGAGAAATTGTCAAAGTCGTGTGGCGTGGGAAAACCCTGCTCATTGGTCCGGTCATCAACCCGGAGCACTCCCTGGACGGTACTTCCGAAAGCTGGGACATCAAGATTCATGATTTCTGGTGGAATCTCGCCAACATCCAATATTTCAGCGATGGGCGCTCCCGCGGAATCTTTGCCTCGTACAAATACGGCACGGACGGGAGCCAGGTCAAACAGGCCACGGCCAAAATCAAGGACGCCCTGGCCGGCATCCTGGACCACGCCATCAAAACGGCCCTGGTTCCGATCAAGTACGACCTCCGGATTGACCAGGAGGCGGAACTGATACCCTTTGCCTACTCTTCCGAGACTTACGCTTCCCTCCTGATTCAAATTCAAAAATGGCGCCCCAACATGGCCGCATGGTTTGAGTATGGGGCTGGCGACGCTGTCACGCTGGTCATTGCCGATCATGCCAACCTGCCGGACGTGGTGCTTGACCTGTCCGCCGTGGACGTGAGCACCCTTTCCCTCAAGGCGCGGCCCGACCTGGTGCCCCCTGCCGTAGGGCTGACCTGCAACGCCTCCATTGGCACCAATGTGCAACGAGCCGTGGCCGTCTACCCTCCGGGGGCGTCCCTGTCCCAGCCTTATGTGGTCACTGCGGAGGTGGATGTGCCGGGCGGGCTCAATGTGTCGGATGCCTCCGGCCAGCACGAGCCCGTGGAAACTGGGACGCTGGGCTATGACGCTCCCCGGATGACCGTCAGGGGTGACAAATTCCCCGCGGCAAAAGCTCAATGGCTGGCCCGCGTCAAACGCTGGGTGCCGGCCCTGGCGGACTGCGCCAACCTGGAAGTTGCCAACCTCCCGACAGTGGTACCTATCACGCCCGCGGACGCAGAGCACCGGGGCTATGACCGCAACGCCATTTCCCATGAACTTATAGGCGGCCAAATCAACGGCAAGAGCTCAAAAATCAAGTGGGGCAAGGTCAAGGTTGATGTCCGGCTGCGCGCCACGGATCCGCCCGCCACGGCTAAGCAGTATTTTCCGGAATTTGCCGGGCGCACGGACGGCGGCGACCGCTGGATAGGGCTGATCCCGTTTGAGGTGACGACGACCAACGTCGCCCATGCCCGGTACCTGATGGACGACAAGGGAACGGTGGAATACCTGGATAACGGGGACGGTCCGGTTGACCCCGGCAACCCGGGAGACGATGGAGACTACAATTCCGCAGCCCTGTACGTCAAATTTACGGAGAGTATCTACAAGGCGACCCGCATCATGCCCTATGACGGCTCCGCGACTGTGCACGACGACTTTGACCAGGTCTGCGGGGGGCGCCTCTCCATCACGGGAGGGCTGCGCGAGTGGGAAACCATGCGTTCCGTCATCCAGGAGATTACCCTCGACCTCAAGACGGGAGCGTCTGACGTGACGGTGGGGGCCGCGGAACAGCTTTCCCTTCAGGACTCCATTGACAAAAGCAAGCAGCTCGCCGATGCCCTCCGCAACACCTCCCAGGCGTCCGCCTCCACGTCTTCCGGCGACGGTTCCGCGGGCGGCGTGGGACCGGGCGGCGGGACCATCCCCAGCCCGGACATGGACGACAAGAAGCCGGAGCTGCCAAGCGTGGGGCCGTCCGTCAAGATTGGACAGGCCCAGGAACCCCCGGCTTTGGGTACCAGCGCCGTTGAAGTCGGCTACCAATGCCGGCTTGCTTATGACGACGCCGGGAAGGTTGATGAAGCCTATATCCGCCAGGGAAAAGCCATGTATGCCGGCAACTACATCGGGGGCATGCTGCCGGAGGGCGCCGGTTCCGGAGGTTGGGTGAAAAGCCCGACGACCTCCGGGGAAGTCTGGCTGAAGGTGCAGTTGGATAAAGACGCCAAATACATGGGCTCCTACCTGTCCGCCGTGGGGGGCGTTTCCGACCCCGTTACGCTCGCGGAAGAGGACCGGGAAACCCCCTACGACTATTATTTCCACCTTGCCACCATCGACGGCAACAAGGTGGTGCAGCACCAGGCGGGGACAGTCTACTTGCAGATACACCCGGGAACCTTCGGCCCCTCCGGAAAGTCATGATCAGGATTTATATTTTTACGTATGCCGGGGATGCGAACGAGGCTATTGCCTGCGTCCGGTGCGCCAGAACAGCCCTTCCCGCGGCGTTGGTCGCGGTAGTGGATGACAGCGCCGCCCCGGTGCCGGAAAACGTCAGAAGGGCCTTCCTGGCTTACGGGGCGCGGTACCGTCAGAGCAGCTTCCCCCGCAACGGCAACCTGCGCGGCCCGGAATGCGTCCGGGGGATTATTTCCACGCTGGCCGGGGGCGCCGCGGATGATGACATCGTCGTCAAGATTGACTCGGATACGGCGCTTCTGTCCGGTTCCTGGATTGAAAGCATGCCCGGTGCCGGCCTGGACTGGTATTCGTGCGGCTACGGTGTCCGGGAGGCCCACGGGCTTGCCTACGCCATGAGCGGGCGGGCGGCCAGACTGACGGACGCAGTCCTGCAGGAACGTGACTTGCTACCGCTGGCCCCGGAGGATTTGACGATTGCCCGGACCGTCTTTGACCTGTGCGGAGATGACCGCGTCCGGCTGGTGAGTCCGTGGACGCCCAGCAACCGGGCCGGGCGCTGGTCCTGGTGGAACTGGGACAGCGTCACAACGGACCCGGAGGACTACGCCCGCTCCTATGACGTGGTCAGCGTCGGCAACCCCCGGCCTCCCCACATTCCCCAATCCTCCCGCTGGGAGGTCATGCACGCCTTGTGCGACGCCCGCTTGAATCTCAACAACCAATAAATAAACGATATGTCAAACAAAGAACTAAACATCAACATCAGGACGACCGCCGACACTTCCGGAGCCGACCAGACTGCGGAAGCCATTAACAAGACACGGGAAGCGGCCCAGGGGGCCGGCGAAAGCGCGGACGCCATCAACCAAGTAACCGATGCCCTGAACAATGCCAAAACGGCAGCCGAGGAAACCGGCGCCGCCATGAATGAGGGCATAGGGCCGGAACAGGAAAGAGCTTTGGAAAACGCCAGGAGCAAACTTGACGAATACGCCGACGCCCTGACCGCTGCCGGTTCCCGGATGAAAGCCGCCTTTGACGACAACCCCGGACTGACCGGCTTTATCGACGAAGTAACCAATGGTGTTCTGACCTCCGAAGAATTCAGGAAGAAGCTGGAACAGGTGGATGACGTCTTTGAAGTCCTCAACGACAGGGCTTCCAACCTGGACCTTGGAGCGAAGTGGGGGGATGGCCTTGACGAAAACCTGCAAAAGATCATCGATGATTACAACAAGGAAATGGACGCCGCCGACAAGGCAGCGGACAAGGCGGAAGATGCGGAAGCCCGGAAGCAGAAAGCCGCCGCATCCACGGTGGAACGTCTGGAAGCCGGGAACCGCCGCGCCTCTGCCACCTATGAGGAATTGCAGGCCGAACTTGAAGCCTACATTGCCAAGCTGGAAGAGGCCCGGAAGGCGGGGGACAACGTAGCCCAGGCGGATGCCCTGAAGAATATTCAGGATTTGGGCAGGCGCATCAAGACGGCAGGGGAAGCCGGAGAACTCACCACGACGCAGGTGAAGGGGATGGCCGGACAAATCACCATTGCGGCAACGCGCATCCTCGGCATGTCAAGTTCCCTGCGGGGGGCCATTCCATTCATTCATTTGTTCGGTACCACCATCAAGACGGCCATGGGGCCGCTTGGCTGGGCCATGCTGCTGATCCAGGGGCTTACGGCGGGCATTACGGCCCTGATTGACCATTTCAAGGCCAAGAGTGATGAACTTGACAAGGCGGCCGAGAAGGCAAAAAGGAAGCATGATGAAATCAACCAGTATTTGAGGGATGCCGAAAAAGGGCGCCTTGCTCTTGTTCAGAAAACGAAACAGGAAGATGCGGCCAACGTCGTCAACCGGGAGTATGAACAGTACGTCAAAAACATTACGTACGAATATCAGCAGCAGACAAGGGAAATTGAGTATCAGCTTACCCTCCGCAAGATGGAGATTGCCGAAAAGCAGGGGGCGGACACCTGGAAAAACAAGATGGAACGTTTGGATGTAGAGGAACAATACCAGGACGGCAAAATCAGCAAGCACGAAAGAAAGTACAAGCTTTTACTTCTGGATCAGGAACTTGAAAGGATAACGGAGCGAGCCAAGATTCAAACCGCTCATGAGGAAGACCTTGCCTTAGCTGACAAACAAGGGGATGCCGAAGGGAAAAGAAATACAGCTTTAGACGAAGCCTCACGGCTACAGGATGTGAAAATGAGTCTTCCTACTGTTGATGAAATGGCAGGGATTTTCAAGAAACAGAATGAAGTTCAAATGGAGGTACAATCATGGGATAAAAGAATAGAAGAGGTTGGAAAGAAGGTTTCTTTAGTAAAAGAGGCCATAGAGGGTATTCCCGATTTTTTACCAACGCCCGAAAAAATGGTAAAAGAAATGGAAAAACTTGAGAGAGAAAAGGAGAAATATTTAGAATCCAGGAAACGAGCACAAAATTCCCTCAATAATTCAGTGAACCATATTTCTAATATTCAAGAAAGACTGGAAGAAGAAGGCATATCGTTTCAACCTTCTTACGGTGTAGGCAAGGACGGGAAGCCTGTTACTAACGAACAAAGAACCGAAGAATATAAAACCTCCCTAAAAAAGGTTGAAGCCAGACAAAAAACAGCACTAGAGGAGGCAGGAAAACACCAAGAAGAATTAAATGATATTTTGAAAGAGCGTGTTATTATTCAAAAAGGAATGTTGCGTCTTGAAACAGAAGAAGCGAGAAATGAGCAAGTACGAAAGAAAGAAGATAGGGTAGGGGAAAAGGAATGGAAAAACGAAAAGAAGAAGGAAGAGGAAAAGGGACAGAAGAAGCTTGACCAGAAAAATGAACAGGAACTAAAGAAGCTTCAGCGGGAACAGCAGCAGGAAGCCAACAAGGCCATTAAAACCTTTGTGGAAGGCTTCACCATCAACGCCGGGAAGAGTGCCTTTCCCCGGCAAGCTGCCATAGTTCACAAAGCTATTGACGGTATCAGAAAAGACATAGAACGCGCAGCGGCTGATGGGCATATTGACCCGGAAGAAATGCAGGATTTAGGCAAGCTTTTTGTGGGAAAACTGACGGAACTTGGAGTTGCATCAAGACAAGCTATCCAGGGTTTGAAACAGGAGTTCGACAGCAATATGGGGGCTGTTAATGCAGAAATCAAAGCCATTAAAAAGTGGGCCAACACCACGGAGAGACAGAAGCGGCCCGGTTGTGTTGTGAATGCTCCTTTCCGCAGATAACTTTTCCATTTAGTTTTTTCTTGTTCATGATATGGTTACTTTATGGATGCTTCTATTGCTTTTATTGGTGTCATTTTGATTACCTCATTTGCGGTTTATTTAGCATGGAAAAAATCGAAAACTAGTTTAGGTAATGAAAAATATTCGTCGAATGGAATGGCAAGAAATGAAGAAAAGGAGGACCAAACCGAAATGAATAATTTCGCTGAATCAGAAAAAAGCCATGGAGAAAACCACTCTGCGGACGGTATATCTGGGGCATTCCGAGGTGTTGGCATCGTTTGCTTTGTACTGGCCGTAGTCGTTCCTCTTGTGCTTTTGGCTGGTGGGAGCGGTCAGACCATCTTTGCTGCTGCAATTTTCCTTGTCCTTGCCCTTTCCGGGTTAGGCTGGCTGGGTGTCGGGGTCATTATCCGTCTCTTAGAACGGATTGCCGAGAACACGGGGATGAAATGAATCGTAAAATCTGAAATAGGTACATGATCTTTACGCGTACTGGTTGAAAAATGACACTAAGTGTTATTTTTCTCACGGTAGATGATGCCACCGTTGCATAGAGCGAGATTACCATATTAAAAACCATAAAAAGATAAAACAATGAATAACGACGATCAAATAACTATCTTGCAAAGCCATTTTGATTCCATTGTTTACACGGATGTGGAAACGTCAGTGGAATTTTGGTATGCCCGCGATCTACAACCCTATTTGGGATACAAAGAATGGCGCAATTTTGAAACTGCGATTGATAGAGCGAAGCAATCATGCAAAGCGTCTGGCTTTCAATGCTCCGATCATTTTGTTGGAGTCAACAAAATGATAGTCGTGGGAAAGGGTGCACAACGGGAAGTGTCAGACTATAAACTCACCCGTTATGCCTGCTACCTCATTGCACAAAACGGCGATCCGTCCAAAAAGGAAATAGCTTTTGCGCAGTGCTATTTTGCGGTTCAAACAAGGCGGCAGGAATTGATTCAAGACCGTATGAACCTACTGACGCGTCTTGAGGCAAGGGAAAAGCTCAAGGAATCCGAAAAACGTCTATCCCAAAATATTTATGAACGAGGGGTAGATGATGCTGGCTTTGGACGAATCAGAGCCAAAGGAGACCAAGCTTTATTTGGGGGAAAAGCAACAAGTCATATGAAGAGCCTGCTAGCCGTTCCTCCCAACCGTCCTTTGGCAGATTTTCTTCCTTCCGTCACTATTGCTGCAAAGAATTTAGCTACTGAAATGACCAACTACAATGTAGAAGCAAATGACCTTATGGGAGAACACAATATCACGCGTGAACATGTACAAAACAACAAGGGAGTTCGTGAGATGTTGGTAGGGCGTGGTATCCATCCAGAAAAACTCCCCCCTGCTGAGGATATCAAAAAATTGGAAAGGCGGGTTAAATCGGAAGAAAAACGAATAGAACAATCATCCAGACTCGCCATAGAAGATAAAAATTGTTCGCGTAAGAAGACGAAGTCAGAAAACCGAACAGAAGAGCCATGAACCAGAAAGAAAAAATAAAACGGCTTGCCCGTCCTTACGTAAGGTTTATCAGGTGGAGTGACGAGGATGAATGCTTTGTCGGCTCTCTGCCTGAACTGGATGGAGATTGCACCCATGGAAGCACCGTGGAGGAAGTAGCGCGGAATCTGGATGAATGCGCGGAATTGTACGTTGAAGACTGCCTGACGGACGGAACGCCCCTGCCTGAACCCCGGGCAGCGGTCATCGTTCCCGGCAAGTCCCGTGCATGGGCCAATGAAAACGCGATTGCCCAGCTTCGCCAATCCCGGGGCGTCACTCAAAAGGATTTTGCCCGGCTGCTGGGCGTGAGTCTTTCGACGCTGATCAAGTGGGAAAGCGGTCAGCGGCGCCCCAGCGGTTCCTCCGCCCGCCTTCTGGAGCTTGTCAGCAAGCATCCTGAACTTCTCCAGGCCTGATGAAAGCGGTACGCAGTTTCAATCATAGCCCCTCCTTCCGGTTGACGTATTTTCGCAAGCCCAATATGAGAAACGATAACAAACGGCTGTAAATCTTCACGTTTAAACTTCTCTGTGGCGTAATATTGGCGTAATGATAAAAATATAATATTATAATAATAAGTGTATTGTGTTGATTTATTAGTTCTCTGTTAATCACTAGGTCGTTGGTTCGAGCCCAACCGGGGGAGCCATTATAAGGCCCTGAAACTGAAAGGTTTCAGGGCCTTTCTTGTGTCCAGGGTTGAAGGGGCCGGGGAGCCGGAAATGATGGGAATAGTAAGGAAAATGAGGTTTTTTTGTCCGCAATTTGTCCGCAAGTTTTTTATGCTGAAACTATTTTAGGATAAATGATTTGTATAAATTCTGATCAGAATGTAAAAGTACGCTGAAAAAGAAGAAGTCTGGGACGCTCAAAACGGATGATCAAAGAGCTTTGAGAGTTTTTGCACAAGGAAGATAGGGGGGCGGCGGGAGGATGGCGTGTTTTTTGGGGGGAATGGTTCCATCGGAGAGTGGGGATTGCGGACAACTTTTGTCCGCAATCTGTAAGAAAAGGGATGTGGGAGGGCTTGATGGATGTTTTTACCTGTTCTTCCTGAGAATAAAACGGGAGGGCCGGAACGGTGTCCAGTTCTCCCGGAGACAGGATGGAAGTGAAAAAGAAGAATAGAATGCCACGACGGTACGGAGAGTACGCTGGACGCGGGTGTGTTATCGGCGTATTTGGCGCCGGATGGGGAACATTGTTTAGTAAACGGGAGGCAGGGGTAAATTCGACACATTTCGAATTTCTCTTTCGATCACCGCACAGCCAATCGTTATATGTGCTGCTGCCAGGAAGCGGCGGCGTGACTGGGGGGAGACGAACGACCCGCGCTGGGCTGGGACATGGACGGTGAAACCGTGGCAGCCCTGCCGGATGCGGAGTTTCGGTGATGAGAGGAAAAGCAGAAAGAGTTCGAGAGATGTTATTTTGAGTGCAGTAACGGTACGCAGGCGTACCGGAAGAGTTACGGGAAGAACAAGAGCCTGAAGGGCTCGACATGCAAGGTGGAGGCCTCAAAGCTCCTAACAAATCCTAAGGTGAAAGAGCATCTGGAGAAGCTGAACGGGAGGGCGTGTGTCCAGAATTTGGCTGTGAATTTCTAATAGAAGGAAGAGATCAATAACAGTTGGAATTTAGTTCTTGAGTTGACACAATAAGTGGGTATATTTGTGTCAGGAAAAATCGTTTTTTGTGAGTACAAATATAGAAAATAGAATGATTTACAGAATTAGGGGTATGGGAAGAGGTTCTGTATTCTCACCGCTTGATTTCTATGATCTTGGCTCGCGTGATGCGGTGGCGTCGGCGCTGAAGCGCCTCAAACAGGCTGGGTCGATTCGCCATTTGGCTCGCGCGCTTTACGATTTTCCCAAGGAGGATGAGGTGTTGGGAGTTTTGGACCCCGAGTTGGAGGTTGTGATCAAGGCCTTGGAAAGGCGGGAGAATATGAATATTTATCCTTCCGAGGCCTATGCTGCATACGGGCTGGGGTTGACGGAACAGGTTCCGATGAGTCCTGTTTTTGTTGCTCTTCGTCCGATGACGGTTCAATGTGGGGCGAGAACGATTAAAATCCGGAAAGCTCCCGTGAAGATTCTAGCTATTAAAAGCCGCGTGAGTATGTCTGTGACTCAAGCGTTGAAATGGATAGGCCCTCAGCGGGTGAACGATGACCGGATTTCGCATTTGAGCCTTGTTTTGACGGAAATTCAGAAAGCACAGCTCCTGAAAGATATTCGTTATATGCCCCTCAATCAGCACGATGTGATCAGACGAATCGCCAACGTATCCAGATAATCATGCTCTCTTTTCTCTCTTTGCCTTTGCAGCGTCAACGGGCCGTTTATGAACAGGGCGCAGCCAGACTTGGAATTTTGCCCGAAAGCATGGAAAAGGATTTCTGGGTGAGTCTGATTTTGAAGACCATATTCAGTCATCCCTCGTTGGGAGAGGTCATGACGTTTAAGGGTGGGACTTCTCTGTCAAAAGGCTGGCATTTGATCAAGCGCTTTTCGGAAGATATTGATCTGGTGATCGACAAAGGCGTGTTGGAAGGGCTCAATCCTGAAGATTACGATAACGAAGGAAAAAGTCCTTCGCGAAGCAAAATCAAGAAGCTTTCGGAGACTGGACGAAACTGGGTTCAGGAAGTGTTCTTCTCCAAATTGGAGCAGCTTCTTGTTCCTTTGTTGGCCGGAAGGGAATGGTCTCTTGCGGTTGATCCTGATGTGGAAGACGGCATGTGTCTTTTGTTTTTCTATCCGTCGGTTTGGAAAAGCTCCAAGGATCATTCCTATATCAGAAGGTGCGTCAAGATTGAGATGGGACCGCAACCTGATAATTGGCCCCATGTGTCTGTGCTCATAGCGCCGATGATTTTTGAGGAGTTTCCGAAGTTGGCCTCTGAAGAAGCTTTCCCTGTGCGAACGATCGAAGCACACCGTACCCTTTGGGAAAAGGCCCTCCTTCTTCATGAGATTGGCAACCGAGCCGATAATCCAGCGCATGCGCACAAGATGCCTCGCATGAGGTTATCCCGACATTATTATGATTTGTATTGTCTCCTCCGTTCTCCCTTCAGAAGCAAGGCTCTTGAAGACAGGAGTTTGTTCGAGTCTATCGTCAGGCACAGAAAAACATTTTTCAAGGTGACCGGAGTGGACTATTCAAGCATGACTCCCGGTCGGTTGAATCTCATGCCCCATCCTTCGCATATGGCAATTTGGGTTCATGATTACGAGCAAATGAAGGAGACGATGTTCTACGATCCCCGGTTGCCTTCGTTTGCAGAGCTTCTTGAAACGGTCAAACAATTCCAGAACGATTTCAACAAGATGTGAGCAGTCTGAAGGGGCGGCAGTTGTATGAAAGTGGATATAGGTTTTTCCGACATTGTTTTGCAGAACCTCCTCTTTATACATTTTCCCATGGCTTTGAGTAGGGGGAAAGAAGGTGAGGGAGAATAGGGGCGGCAGTCAAAAACAGTGGGGAAGGGGACGGGAAAACGGCCGTTCGGGATAAAACAAAAAGGGAGAACCGGTTTTTGGACCGGTTCTCCCGAAGCGGGGAAGTCATGGAATTCTCGTTGGGGGGCGCGTTGTTGGCGTTTAACGGCGTATTTGGCGCTGGATGGTGTACCAGGCTTCCACTTCCGTTAGTCGGAAGCGTTTGTTTCTGCTTCCCACAACGAAAAAGGGCAGTCCTTTTTTGATTTCCCGGTCAAGGGTGACGGTGGAAATGACGAGGTAGTCTGCCAGTTCTTCTCTTGTCATGACGGGTTTGAGCCTGCCTGGAGTTTTTTCGTAGGAATGGGGTTCGCCGGTACTTGGTTCCCGGCCCGGTTCACATGGGGTTTCGTACATGGTTCTGATTTGTTGCAAGGCTTTGGCGGTTGTAATCACCGCGTTTTTGCCTTTGTTCGATTAGTGTATGCCTGTTTTTTTGAAAAGGGGGGAGTGCTCATAACATGAGAGAAAGGTATCATGTTATGAGTAGTGGGGTAGCTGAGTGATGAGTTTTGACGATGTGGAAAAAGTGTTGATGGGGCGGTTCATGGCACTGGAGGCCTTTTGCTGCATTCTCATGTGCTTTTCCTGCTCTTTAGGATTCTTTTCCCGAGGGGGATATTAAACGGAGGTGCCATTTTGTTGAGGCAGGGTTATTTATGGTAGAGTGGCCTATTCATACTATGAGCACTTCCTTTTTTTGAGGAATGTGTGAGAGAATGATTTTGTGACGAGAAAATTCCGTTTTGCGCTACGGTGAAACAAGAGGGGAATTTTCTGTATTACATTTAATGAACAAGGAATAATTCGTATGACGGCAATCAGTATTTCAAGAACCCCTACCGTGTACTTTTTCGAAGTGCGCGGAGGGAAAGTTGGCTTTCGGGGTGAATGTTTTTTCAATGAAAACGTGAAGGGATTTGAAGATTTTTTTCATGAAAAGGGAGAGAAAACAGGAGGAGAAATCATGTTGGTTTCGTGGGTGAACATGGAAGTGATCCGGTCTGATAAGACGGCAGCGGTTAGGATGGAGGAGGTGTTTGAAATGCATGATGTCTGTGCCATTGCCGGTAAGCCGGTTCGGCTGTGTGCGTGGTGGGAGCGGTTGCTGTCGGCAGGTGATCGAGGGGATGTTTCGGAGGTGTTTATGGAGCGTTTCTTGTTTTCTGATTATTTTTCAAAGTGTTTATATTCAGTAGAATGGGTGGTGTTTAAGAGGGGTGTGATGAGGCTTTCTCATTTTTTCGGATTCAATGCTGCGGTGGGAGAGACAGGGATGAAAATTGCAGGGGGATTGGAGAAGTTTTGCATGGTCAGGGTGCAACAAAACAAGGATGAAAAGGGCAACAATTGTGCAACGGATGTTATGAAAAGTACGGTGTTTTGTGTGAAATGTGTTACAGGAAATGTTGCGGAAATGGCGCAACATTTACCGCAACGAAAACCGCAACCAGAGGGAGAGTTAGAATTTAATAGTAATAAAGGGGGTGGAGGGGAAATTCCACGGTGTATGAGGGGTTCTCCGTTTTGGGAGGATTTCTTTTCCTCCCCTCCCCCTATTTTTTCTGAAAGGGTGAAGTCCGCATGGGGAGGGCTGTTGCCGGAGTTCGTGGTCCGGGGCGACGAGATGGTGTATGGCCTGGGCAGGGGGGTGTTGTCCCGGAGGACATTGCCTGTTTTTGCCAAGTTGTTGCCGGGGCTGGAGGAGCTTGCGGGCAAGACGGAAGTTTTCATGACGGAGCGCTTGGGGCATGAACGGGGAAAGGGCGGGAGGTTTGATTTTTCAATTGTTTGGGAATGGTTTTTGCCGGTCATGCGGGAGGTTGCGAATGAGGGGTTGAAGTGGCTTTTCAGGAGTGGGGTGGGGCCGTTTACCGGGCCGAAGACGGAAAGGGGAAAGGCTGGGGCGAACGGGGCGGCACACGCTGGAACGGCTGTGCGTGTCCTGGACGATCGTACCGGGGAAAGAGGGGGATGGCATGTTGGTGTGAGTGGGACGGAGGATGTTGAAGGATCGGTTTGTGGGAAGGGATTTTCCTGTTACACCTTGCGGAGTGGCTTTCATCGGAGGCCTGTGGCTGTGGGGAATTTTTGGCAGGAATGCCGGGAACCGGTTCTTCATTCGGGATGTAGCAGGAGCGGAGGGATTGTACAGGTTTTGATGGATGGGAGGGGGCGATGAAGGAGCGGGGATTGACGGAAAAACAGCGGAGTTTCGCACGCTTTTATGTTGAAGGGTTCTCGCAGAGGGAGGCTTACCGGAAGGCGTATGGCTGCAAGGATAGCAAGATTTCCACGTGTGATGTCAACGCGTCCCGGTTACTAAGAAATGCTAAGGTGATTGAGTATTTGGAGGAGTTGAGGGAAAAGGCGGAGTCGGCGGCGGTTCTGAACCGGAGGAAGCGGATGATTTACCTTTCCCGCGTGGTGACGACGGCGCCCGACGATGTGGACGGGAATTCCGATTTGTGTCAGGAGCTGGTGACTGGCGAGTTTGGTATCAGGTGCCGGATGCCGGACAAGTTGAGAGCTATTCAGGAGCTCAACAGGATGGACGGAGCCTACGCACCGGAAAAGGTGAAGGTGGAGTCGGAGCTGAGCTTCGGAGCGTTGCTGAAGGGGCTGAAGAGCACTCCGCTGGTTCAGCCGCAAGAGGGCGGAAAAGGGCAAGTGATGGAAGGCAGGGGTGATGGAAGGCAGGGGTGATGGAAGGCAGGGGTGATGGAAGCGTGTAGTCTGTTTTTCCGGGGAAAGGAGAAGAGAAGGGGGGATTATTCCCTGCTTGAACCGGAGTTTGATGCGATATAGAATTAAAAGGAGGGGATGAACTGACGCTGGTCTGGGATGAGCTCTTTTTCCAGGGGCGGAGTTGGAATTGGAGAAGATGCCTTGATCACGCTCTCTGTGGGAGCTGGGGCCGATGATGGAGAATTGCGCGCCGGAAACGCGGGCTGTCGACATGAAGAGTGCTGATTCTGCCTCTGTGATTTTGTGCAAGATACTTATCGTCAGTCTGTCGGACTCTCCCAAATGGAGACGATGGCGCAACGCCTCGGCGGCCAGGGATTATCGTTGGAGTGGGTGGACGACGTCCGGATAGGGAGGATGGAAGATATGGGTCCCGAAGAGTACAGGGGACTGGAAGCCTATTGCGTCTCCGGTTCCGGATGCAATACATCCCCAAACCCGATATCAACCTTCAGCTTCACGGGGATTTCTCCCAGGCGGGCTATCAACTCCACCCGCACTCCCACGCCCCTTCACCAGCTTTTCACATTTCAACTCCTTGAGCAACGACCCGAAACTCAACTCCATCATCACCTGGATCTTCTCCGGCGCATAAACCCCATCCATCCAATTAAGAACCTGCCCCTTAATGTTTTTAACAGTCGACTTGCCATCACACCGCAAGGCGCATCCGTCAGCTTCCTCTCCGGGAAAGCCTTCCTCTGGCTCATTTCCTCAAAAATGTACCGGGTAAATGCCTGCTATTTCTCTGTCAAACCCTTCTCCGACATTACACAAACCGCTGCTTACAGCTTGAACAAATCCTCCACATCACCCGCATGAGGCACAATGCGAAACCAGTTAATATCCCCCCATCTCAAATGCCTCAAAATCCTCCGAATTGTCTGCATTCCCTGTGCCGTCACATGAAAATGCCTCGGCAGAGACCGGTAAGCCTTCCTCTTCGGCTTCTCCCGGATGAAAGCCAGATCGCCCACATCCACCAGATAATTTAGAATTCGGCCTACATTCTGCAAGCTGATCCCCGTCTGGCTCACAATTCCGCACGATGTAATGGACGGATTGCGCGCAATCGTCGTCAGCACTGCCACTTGAGAGGCCATCAGTCTCTCCTCGGTAAAACAGCACGCCACAACATTCAGCATATCCACAGGATTCATGTCCTTGTGGAACTTATTCATTTTCTCGTTCATAAATCAAAATCTCCTTTCATGATCTTTTCCTTTTCCTCCTTCGACAGAGGAGAATCCTTTGCCCGAGCACGCAAAGCCTCAATCTCTGCGATCAGCTCCTCCGGCGAATACCGGAATTGCCTAGCCAGCTTCCTTGCCGTCACCAGGCCGTCCTTCTCCGACTTCGGTACCGACGCATTCGGAGACAAAGCCTTCGCCCCATAGGGCAAAGTCACCGTGAGCCTCTCACAACAATTCGCATCAAAATTCATCATCAAATCCTCTCCTTCCTGCCATTTCATCTTTCACGACAAAGTAACCAAATGAGCTTCCAGATATGCATTCAGCGACTTTCTCTCCACTTGGTACCTTCTGGGACAGCGCATAGCCTGGCTTCCATTTTTAAACGGCAGCCTCATCGTTTTAATCGGTTCCCCCTTCCACTCTGCATCCCTCAAAATTTTTCTCAAAGACTCCTGGGAAAACCCGTAAATCCTTTCTATATCCACTGGAGATACCCATTCCATCCACAGAGAATTTTCCCCATGCCCCTCTGGCATACCGCAAAATTCCGATAAATAACGCACCAGAGACCGTCGTTCCACCCGCACAAACGGCCTTTGTCGCTCCAATATCGGATGCCCACGGAAATCCAAAACCGCCACTCGCACCGGCATCCCTTGCTTTTGCGCGTCCAGCAAAATCGCTGTAATTGCCTTGCGGGAAAAACGGAATACCTCCTGAATATCCCTCAGCGAATACCACTCCCTCTCCATTGATAAAGGCAAACTCCTACCCATAACGGTTCACGGTTCAGTTATAAAATGTGCCTGCAAATAAACCTCTATTGACTTCCTCGAAATACGGATAAACGGACGTCTTCGGTCCGACTTTGATCCATTTTTAAAAGCCATCTCGCTTACCTCCAGAGGAATGCCCTTCTTTTTGGCATCATGGCGGATTAGTTCGAGAGTTTTCCGAGACAAACCGTAAATCTCCTCAATATCGCGGGGACTATACCATTCCCGTTTTTCCGACAGGGAAAGCCTTCTGCTCACGGGAGTTTTTGGAAACGAGGGAGGGGAAACAAATTGAGAATTTTGAATTATTTTTTGAGCATTTGAAAAACACGATTTTTGAATGTAATTTTGTAGGAGATAACGTGCCAGAATTCCCATTAAATGTTCATCAATATGCACGCAAATTTCCTTATTTCGAACACCTTGTTCGCTGTCATGACTGTAAGAATTTGAAGTCATAACGCCTATTCTTCACCCTCCTTGCGCCAGTCGTCAATAGCTCCTGATTATTATCGTTTTCAGACGCATAAAATCTTGAAAAACATATAAGCAAATGCTAAATTCATTATAAAAAATGAATTACCAGATCACACCCAAAACCCTCAAACAATGGCTCAAGGAAAACAATATTAGCCGGATGCAGCTGGCCGATATGCTCATGGTTTCCAAGAACACCATAGACGGCTGGTGTTCAGGGCGCCCCATCGGTCTTCGAAGGAAGGAATCCCTTCGCCTCCTCATGATGGAGAATGAACTCATAAAAAAAACGGCAGCCTCTTCCTCCAAAAATGAAAGCTTCAAAATCACTTCCTCCTTTTTCACCCGTGAACAATGGAAGTGCATTTGCGTGGCTGCCAAGATCAAACACATGACCCCGGCGGCATTCCTCAAAATAAGCATCTTTCAATCCTGCAAAATAATCATGAGAGAACAGCAAAGCGAATAACACGCCCGTTTTTGCACCTCTACTCCATAAGCATCACCTTTCTCGCGCCTGCAGAGCTATTCTTGCCCCGCCATGGACAGGATAATCCTCTTCGTACAAATCCTCCATATCCTCGGCGATCGTGGCCTGGATGTAGGTCAAAGCGACTTGCATGAAGTATTCGAGTCCCTGCTGCCGGGCGTTGACGATGGCCTGGGAGATACGCCCGAGGTACTGGACGTTGAGGATTTCGATTTCAAAGTTTTCCGAGTTGCCCATGTCGAGGATGATGAGTTCCGCCGGTATGTCGTCTACCGGGAATTTACCCTGGCGAAGAGAATGGAAAAGGTGCGGGGCATGAGGACGTTGCAGTCTGAGATAAAGAGGGTCACGGACGGAGAGAAGGAGAGGACACGTTCTTCCTGCCGGGCGTTGATTTCGGTGGCGGTCATTTGCCGTTCTATTTCGGAAAGTGATATAAACATATCAACGAAGAAGGCTTCGCGTATTTTTTTCTTCTTGTCGGCAATTCTGTCTTTGCTGACATCGTATCAACCGGAGGTGTCTCATTCGCGGGAAAGCTGAGCGTTGGTGGCTCCGGGCACCTCCGGCGTGAAGGTTCACCTCCCCTATGCGGGCGGATTTGCTTTTGTCCCGGAGTCCGTTCTGGAAGGAGAACCATAGCTGGTTGCCGGGGATAATGTACATGATGTGTGCTCTGGTGAGGATGCGCAGGGATTTGATGGCGACGGTGGAATGGTGTCGCTTGACACTGGAGCCGGGGTGTTCTTGCCGGTTTGCCGCCGCATGATGTGTTTGCGCAGCCAGTTCCAGTCGCCGTCGTAGCTTGTCATGTCGCTTAACAGGGCTTCGGCGGTATCGGAATATTCTTCGGTTTTACGGGTGTTGAGGCGGATTATATGGATGTACGATTTACGAGGGACGATTTGAGGAGAATGTACGGGGTGCAATTTTTGGAATGTTTGCCGGGCGTTGCCCGGAATGGATGTAGAAGATAGAGCACTCCTCTCTACTTTATTTCGCAGATTCCGGGTCAGAGGGGCTGGTAGATTCCTGTGTGGGAGGAGACGAGCGAGGGTTGTGCATTGGCGGTTTTATGTAGGGGAAGCGGCGGTGGACTTCGGTATTGAGGTTTTGTTCTGTCTGTTATTTGGGGTCGTTTTGAGTTTGCTGCGCGGCGATGTCTGAGGACTGGACGACGGGGTGTTTTTCCATGGAGGCGGCCATTTCTGTCGTCGCCCGTGTTTTGTTTCTTTGATGCTTTGCACTACTGGTGAGACGAGCCGAGGATGACAACATCCATGATGGCGTTTCCGATGCTTGGTCCCATGGTGGTTAAGAGATGAGTGTCCGGGCGTAGTCAAATGCTTCATCACAGCGGCGCAACCAGCCTTTGCCGAAGGTTGGGTATTGGCGGCATGACCTGTAGAAGGCGCGGCGGTGGTCGCGGAGGCTGGAGAGGAATATTCCTTCTCCTTTTCCTGCAAGGAATGACTGGAGAGCTCTGCGGGTGTTTGGGCCAACGATGCCGTCTACGGCGAGTTCCGTTCCGTTGTCAATGAGGGCTCTCTGGAGGATTTTACCGGTGTTTTTACTGCCGGAATTGAAGTAGTGATCGCGCAGGAAGAATTCGGTGGCGGGGTGTTTGTCGGAACCGATCCAGTTGCGTACGGCGGCGGTGTTGTCCATGACGTATTGGAGGCAGGCGTTCCAGGCAGCTTCATTCCGGCCGGAATCCAGCAGTTTTTTGATTTTGTTGAAGACATCGGGTTCGATGCCGTCACAGATGCCGGCTATTTCCCATTTGCCGCCTTTGTCGCAGGAGGGAAGGCGGGTGATGCGGAGGGCGGCCGGGCCGGTGGCGCGGCAGTCTTCATATTTGAGGATGGCCGCGGCCATTTTCTGTTCTGTGGAGTTCATGGTTTTGTGGGTGGAAGATCAGGGTTTCGTGTGTTTGAGTGCGGCGATTTCCGCCTTGAGTTCAGTAAGGACGCGGACGGTTTCGACTTGGGCCCTGGTTTGCTCAATCATGTATTCGCGCATGTCGTGGTAGAGGATGCCGAGGGCGGTGAGCATGACGGCGATCAGGACGGCGAAGACTCCGTCCTTGGTGGCTAGCACGATCTTGAGGGTATTAATGAACCTGAGGAACCAGTCGTAGGGCTGACACATGGTATTGGTGGTTTTTGATTTGAGTCATGAAACGGACCTCGTCCGCGTGGTTATTTGGCATCCGGGTTGACTGGGATGGTGTTTTTTGGCGGTTGGACGCCGTAGGTGATGCGGCCGTCCGTGATGGTAAGGCAGGTGCCGTCCTTACAGATAACGAGGCCGTTTTCCCGTGAGACGTCGATGGTATGACCACACCCGGCAAACCCGAGGGCGGTTAGCCAGGCTGCGGCAGCCAGCACGGCGGCGATGAGGCTCCAGAGGATTTTCTTCCCGGTGGAGGTGGTTTCCCTGAGTTTTCGTTTGGTGTAAGCGGCCAGATCGCCAAGGGCGTGGTGACCGAGGATGGGGAGGAGGTTGCCTGCGATTTTGAGCCAGGCTTGCTGTTCTTGTCCGGGAAGGTCGTCCCAGTCAATATCTGCTTGCGGGGCGATGTCTGTTCGGTACAGGATGTAGAGATCTCTGGCGATGGCTTCGGTATGGCTGCATGTAGTAGTGTCCATGATGTTGATGGTTTGGTGTTTGGTTTGCATCCCCGGAGTGACACGGGAATGTGCTCAGGGGGGCCATGTGTCCGAAAAGGTTCGGGTTACCGAATACGGGATGTTTTCGATGACGGCGAAGTTTTCAGTGGTTCCCGGAAAGTTGAGCATGAGAGCATGCTGAACCTGTTTTGCGGGAGGGGGGTATTCTTGCGGAATGCAGGCGTGGTGGCTGTGGAACGGAGGGGAAGAGATTTACCAGGAACGAAATGGAGGGACGGAAGGGAAGGAGGTCGATTTTCAGAGGTTGGCGCGCTATAGATGGGTGAAGGTGGAATTTAGCGTTGCGGCGGTTCTCCATTTTAAGGAATGGTCGAGCTGTCATGAACAGTATTTCTGATTGCTTCCCGGTTGGATCCGAAAAAAGACGAGTCGCTTTTGCCGATTTTTCTTCCGATTTTGATACCAAGAATAGTATTTTCTCCGATGTCCTGAGGTTTCAGCCCGGAGTCGAATTTACGGATGAGTTAACGAAAGCCGATGTTTTGATCCACTCGGTATTTGGAGCGACGCACCGTTCATTCCAGGGTACGAGGGTTTTTTATACGGGGGAGTCAGTGATGCCCCGCTGGAACGAATGTGATTACGCGCTGACTTTTTTGCGCGAGGAACCGGTTCACCCGGAGAGGCATTTTCGTCTACCATACTGGGTTTTTGCGGATTATATCCGCCGGACAGGGCGGGTGGAGCAGTATTCCACGAATCCTGCGGATGTTTTTGAGAGACACCGGAAGTTTTGCAATTTCATGTATTCCAACGCCAATGCGAAGGAACGGGTTCATTTTTTGCATGCGCTGTCGCGTTACCGCCATGTGGATAGTTCGGGCCGGTTTCTTAACAATACGGGGGGAGCAAGCAAAAACAAGGTGGAGTTCTGCTCGGGGTACAAGTTTACGATTGCCTTTGAAAATTATGCAGCCAAAGGATATGTGACGGAGAAGCTGGCCGATGCTTTCGCTGCCGGGAGTCTGCCTATCTATTGGGGAGCGCCGGATGTGGGATTGGATTTTAATCCGAGGCGATTTGTGAATGCGCGGGATTTCAAGGATTTCCATGAGCTGACGGAGTATATCCGGTATCTGGACGGGGATGACGCCGCGTATCTGGAGTATTTCAAGGGGCCGTTATTCCTGAAGGGACAGAAGTGTGTGGACGATTTCCGGGACGGTTTGGATTTGTTCCTGCGAAAGGCGCTGGCGGAGGGTGTTGTCCGAAATCCCGGGGAATGTTCCGTCTCCGGCTGTTCACAGCATTATGAACGCCCGGACATGCCGGAGTACGACGATGGGAAGCCGTGGAAAAGGGAGGTAAAGGAAGCGGAAGTTTCTCCGGATGTCCTGGGTGCGGCTCCGTTGCGCGTGGCGGTTTGCCTGTCTTCCTACAAGCGGGTGGAGGATTTTATCCGGCAGGTTTTTTGCATGATGAATCAGAGTTATTCCAACCTGCATGTGTTTGCCGCGCTGAAAGGGGTGCCGCGTCCGGTGGCGGAGGCTGTCGTGTTTCCGACGCTGCAACCGTTTCTGGATGCCGGAAGGCTGACATTGCGCCTGTTCCCCAACAAGGACCAGTTTACCAATTTTCTGGATACGGTGAGGGGAGTGGATGTTTCCGGGTATGACCTGTTTGCCAAGATCGACGACGACGATTTTTATCACCGGGATTATTTCCGGAATGTACATGATTTTCACGCAAGACTGCCCGCCGGGTATTCCAGCTGTTATGATGCTCCGGGCAACCAGTTCCGCAAGGTAGACGGTTTTTCCCTGTTGAAGAAGGTTTCTCCGTTGTGCATGGGGCCGGCTCTGGTGATGTCGCGCCGGGTGATGATGGAGATGCTGGAACTGGAAGATTCACCGGAACGGATGCGCGAAGCGCTGAAGGAGTGCCGGAACCAGACCGGATTCAGCTTGATAGGATTTGCGGAGGACCAGTTTTTCAAATTCATGATGCTCAAGTACGGGTGCGGCAATATTGCCCGGTACCTGGAAAAACAGGGCATCAGGCATCATTTAACGATTCAGGCCAGCAATCATTCAGTAACGCGGGGAGGAAGCCTGTCGGAAGACTTCCGCAAGCGCAACTGGGTTATGTCGGACAATCCTGCCAATCATGAGTATGTGGTGAATCTGAAGCATCCGCATTGGGAGGGATATCTGCTCATTTTCAACGGTAGGGCCCGGCGGCTGGATTGCGGAAATGCCGAGGCGACGGTCGTTTTCCTGTCGGATCAGAAGTTGGTATTGAAATGGGACCGGTGGGGACAGGAAATTTTTGTCCGGGAGTCGGAAGGTGTTTACCGCCTCCAACAGCTGGAAGAATTGGCGGAGGTTCCGACTTCCTGTACGGAAAAAGAGGCGGTAGGGGAAGAAACGGTTTGTTTGCGGCATCCTGTCTGGAGGGACAGTCTGCGTATTTGCGGAAATCGCGGACAACGGGTAAAAGCGGAAGAGGGATGCATGATTCCGGAACGAACGGAGCGTGTGCTGGCGCTGGATTGGGATCACTGGGAACAGGAGGAATTCGTACTGCGAAATGACGGGCAATACTGGTTTTCTCCTTATGCCTGCCAGATCCCCGATACGCAGGAGAAGGAGGAGGAATGGATCATTGATCTCTTGGACCGGCCCGGAAAGTCGTGGCTGGGACACACGGGCAGACCGACGCTGCATCTCCGTTATGCGAGTTGGGACATTCTTGCCCGCATGGAACAGGCCAAGCGGGATGTGTTACGCGCTCTTGAGGACAGGCCGGAGGTAAAACGGGTGCTGGTGACGGGGATTTGCAAGGATAGTCTGCCCGCTCTGTATCTCGCGATGGAAATACGAAGGTTTTTCCCCTCTATGCGAGCCGGTGTGCTGGGCTGTCCGTGGACGGGCAACTCGTCTGAGCCGGAGCTGAGAACGGGGTTGTTCTGGCCGCAGGAGATGTTGGAATGCTACAGTAAAGGGGGCTTTGACCTGCTTTTTCATCGTTACGGAGATGCCGTAAAGTTGTGGCAGGAGGAACGGCGGCTGGGGCTGGGCGTCCGGGGGTATGCGTTTCATGCGGAGAGCGACCTGTATCGTCTGGACAGGGGGAGGACCCGGCGAGTGGAGCCTTTCTTGCACAAGGTTTTTACCGTTTTTCTGGGAAGAGAGGCCGTTCATGAAGAAGTGCATCTTCAGGCTCCGACCTTCCTGCGCCGAAGGCCGGAGGCGTTCCGAAAGATGATTGATATGCTTTTTGAGGATCTGCGACAGCCCGGACCTGACGGCGAATGTTGCCGGTACAGGGTTCAGGCGGACGGGATAATCGGGGAAGAGGGATCCTAATCAGTGAATTCAGAAAAAGCTCCGGCGTAAGGAAGGCGCCGGAGCTTTTCGAATTTTTCAGCAGGTGGTTTTTTCCGATGGCCGTGAACGGGACGGGAGCTGTGGTTTCAGGGAATATGTCAGGAACCAGAGCTGGAATTAGAGGTTCAGTTCGAGCCCGGTCTGCCCTGCATCCATGAAGGATGATTGCAGCATGTTCCCACATGTCCGAAACAGGGAAGAGTGTTTGAGGGAAGCCTGGATAACGGGGATAAGTTTCATTTCTTTTTCCGTTTCCATGGTCGTAATGAGAAGAGTTCCCGCGCGTGTTTTTCCGCTTGAGCGAGGTTAGTGACCTGTTCCGGAGAAGTGGTGTAGAGATTCCATTGGTCCTGAAAGGCGTTGATTTTCATGACGACGTCAGGAAGGGTCAGGAAAAGGCCAGGGTAGCTGAAGGAATGTTTAAAGCCGAGGATTTCCACGTGGCTTTTCCATTTTTGTTCTTCCATGAGTTCCAGGCTTGCTTTTTCCGCATAAGGAAACCGGTTTGTGTGATAGTGTCTGAAATTTTACAAGAGGCCATTCTATCTGTTTGAAAGTTAAAAAAGTGTTCTCTTTTTGCCAGGTTTTCCGAATGGGAAACGATGAGATAAATGGAGACTGAAAAAGATGACGGGTTGAGGTTTTGAAGCTTTTACCGGGGCGGAAAAAGGAGAATGGGCCAAAGCGATGGGGCACGGGAAACGATTTCCGGGAGTGGGTGAGCTATAGCACCGTGAATGGAATTTTCACAGTTGCCGGGTGAATGGAATGGTGTGAAGGATGAAGACGTCTCCTCTGCTGCCGATGCTGTGCGGCGGGACGAAAGGAGGCAAAAGGGAGGGGCGCTCCCGGGGGATTTCTGATGATGGATGTTTCTCTCCGAGCGCCTCTCCCGGCACAAAAACAATCATTATTTATTATTTTATGAGCAGAACATTAAAGCGTCTTTTTGTCAATGGGTTCCCCGGTTATTACGGGGGAGCGGGAACGGAACTGCACCACCAGATCATTGTGTGGCGGCAGATGGGAATGGAGGTTCACCTGATTCCTACCGGGGATGGGTTCGGACAGGAAACCATGTTGCTGGAGATGGCGGCGCGCGGCGTGACTGTCCATGCTCCCGGCGACTGGTCGGCCCTGGAAGCGGAGGATGTGATTATCTCCTTCTGCAACGGGGAATTTCTGGAGAACCTGCCCGAAATCAGGAAACGCACGAAGAGGACGGTATTCGTCAACTGCATGACCTGGCTTTTCCAGAAGGAGCGGCAGAGGATGGCGGAGGGGCAGATTGCCCTGTTTTTGTACCAGAACGAGGAGGTCAGGCAGAAGAATATGCCGGTGCTCAAGTCTCTGAATGATGATCCGGCGATCAGGTTCATGACGTTCAAGCCATATTTCCACAACGAATCCTTTCCGTTTATTTACGAACGGGCCGATGAGTTTTTCGGCTGCGGCCGGATTTCGCGTCAGGACGCGGATAAGTTTGCGAGGAATACGCTGCGAATTTATGAGTATTTTGTGGCTCCGGTATTCAAGCGAGCCTTGTTTCTCGGGTTCGGGCAGAGAAGCCGGCAGAAGATCGGCAAGCCGTATTCCTGGATCAGGACGGCGGCCAACCAGAAGGAGGTAAGCCAGCAGGAGTTCTACCGGCACTGCAAGATCGTACTCCAGCCGACGGACACGACGGAGAACTGGCCGCGTGTGGGCTTCGAGGCGATGGCCTCCGGCAGCGTGCTGATTGTGGACAACCGGGGCGGCTGGCGGCAGATGGTGGAACACGGGAAGACGGGATGGCTCTGCGATCATGAGAGGGATTTCATTTTTTATGCCTCCAAGATGGCTTACGAACCCCGCCTGCGCGAGGACATGGCGGAGGCGGCGCGGGAACGCTGCCTGAATCTGGGAGGGCTTGCGGCCTCCATGGAGAGCTGGGAGGAAGTGTTCGAGACAATGGCGAATCTGCCGGAGTAAGCCGGAGTGTTTTTCCCTTCTTATTTTTTATTTTTATGAATCCTTCTATCGAAAACCGTCGTCAGGCAAGCGGGTTATGGGTGGGCGACTCCCTTCCCCTCCTTGCCGAATTGTGCCTTCGTTCCCATGTGGCGAATGGGATTGATTTTCAACTGTTCACCTACTGCCGATACGACAATGTGCCGGAGGGAGTACGGGTGAGGGACGCAAGGGAGATTCTTCCCGCCGAGTGTATATTTACCCATAAGAACGGGAGCATGGCTCCTTTTTCCGACTGGTTCCGTTATGCATGGATGAGCCGGGAAGGCGGCTTCTGGTGTGATCTGGATGTGATTTGCCTGACGCCGAATATGCCTGACACGTTTCCATGGTTTGCGGAGGAAAATCCGGGCGTCATCGGTACGGCAGCCTTCGGATTTCCCGCTGAACATCCGCTCATCATCAATTTGCGGGAATTAGCGCAAGACCCGGCGTCTCCCATGCCCTGGGACAGTGAAGAGACACTTGCCGCAAAGGCAAGATTTCTCAGGGAAATGTCCGATGTACGTGACAGACGCAGGGAAGCGGCCTGGGGAATAGCCGGTCCGGGTGCTTTTTCCCGAGCCATAGCCCACTATGGTTTGACAGGAAAAACGGCTCCGGGCCTGAGCGTTTATCCGCTCCCCTATATGCGATGGACGGATTTTTATGACGGCAGCGTTTCCCTTGGCCAGTTTGACAGGGAGAATACCTGGGGGCTGCACTTATGGTCTGAAATGCTGCGGCGTTATCCGGGCTTGCTGGAACGCCTGCACCCGGAGAGCGTTATTACCCAGCTTATGGAGAAGTATGGCATGAGGCCGGCTCAGAGGGGAAATACCGAACGCAAGAAGGTTCGCATCCTGGTGGGGATTTGCTCTGCACACGGGTATTATGAACGCCGCCGGGCGGTGCGTGAAACCTGGCTGAAGCATTCGCAGGAAGGGGTAGAGTGCCTGTTTTTCCTTGGCGGAGATGTGCCGGAAAGGGAACGGGAAGATACCATAGGGCTTGATGCTCCGGATTCGTATGCCTGTCTTCCGGCGAAGGTGCTGGCGTTTTTCCGCTATGCGCTGGAGCATTACGAGTTTGACTGGCTGTTCAAGTGTGACGAGGACACGTATCTGGATTTGTCCCGTTTGCCGGAACTGGCCGATCCGCAGTACGGAATTGTGGGTGATGCTCTTTTGAAGCGGCGGGGGGCTCCGAGCGGCGGAGCCGGGTATCTTCTCAAACGGGAGATTGTGGAGAAAATCGCAGCCGGAAGGGATGTGCCCCCCACCGGGGCGGAGGACCTGATTTTCGGGAAGCTGGCTCTGGAGGCCGGGGCTGTCCCTCACTCTACGCCCCGGCTCTATATGTCCAACACGCACTACCCCGCACGGGACAATGATATGGTGAGCGCGCACTGGTGCTCTCCGGAGCTGATGCACGCCCTGGAACTGCTGCGCCACAGGAAACCGGATACGGTTTGCCATGCGGAGCATAAGCACTGGAAGGATGAGTTATTTTTTTACAAGGAGGGCATTTTCCGACGCCGCTCGACTCCCTGTTACGGATGGTGGTCTGTGGCTGCCGATGGAATTCTGACTTTGCGCTGGAAGTCATGGGGTGAGGAACAGCTCATACGGAACGGAAGGAGTTTTTCGGGTGCATCCCTTGAAATGGAAATTCCAGAGGAAGGCAGGGACAGCAGTTCAGGCGGGACGGTTTTTGATTTTTGCGGGGATGGTGCGGATAAGAAAAAGGCCGCCATTTTGGCGGACGAACCCGACCGGATGGAACGGCTGCACCTGGGCTGCGGGAGCCGGCTGCTGCCCGGCTGGCTGAATCTCGACCTGCCCCGCTATGACATCACCCGCCCGCTGCCCTGGAAGGACGGTTCAGTCAAATTCTATTATCTGGAGCATGTGGCCGAATACATTTCCCCGACGGCCTTGTACCGGTTCCTGCGCGAAGTGTGGAGAACGCTCCGTCCCGATGGGGCTCTGCGCGTGGCTGTGACCGACCGGGTACGCCATGCCGCCGGAGTGAGTCTGAACTACGAACCGTTCCGCCGACAGCAGACAGGCGTGGACGGCGGTCCGGGATGGGAGCTTGAGGCTCTGACCGGGCATGACGGGGTACAGTCCTTCTGGACTCAGGAATCCTTGTCTCTTTTTCTGAAACTGGCGGGGTTTGACGTGTCGGTCCACGAACCGGGGCAGTCGGATGATCCCGATTTTCAGGGGCTGGAGCGGAAGGAGGCCCCTCCGGAAGATCCTTTCCTGCTTTTGGGGACGGTGTGTCTGGAAGCCAGGAAACCCAGAGGGGTTCCCCTCCTGCCTTGCCTTTCCCTGAAAGCGACGGATTCACGGTCACTGAATTCAGCAGGACACAATCCGGAAAATGAGTGGTATGTTTCTCCGTTTTTTTGCAGTGGATCACGGACGGGCAACCGGCTTTTCCAGATAGCTGCTGCTTACGCCCATGCCCTGCGGCATGGACTGGAATGTCGCGTGCCGTGGCGGAGTGAACCGCAGTCCAGCCGGTTATATGAATTGCTCGGCCCCCATGCCGCCGTCTGCCCGGACGGCGGGTACTCCGACCCGGTCACGTACAACGAACCCCGCTTCTCCTACTCCCCTATTCCGGGAAAAATCAGGCAGGGGAGGCTCAACGGGTATTTCCAGAGCGACAAGTATTTTGACGATTTCTCAGCAGAAATCAGGGCTTTGTATGCCCGTCTGAAGGCTCCCCGAAGGGTGGGCGAGGCCGGCGTCCATGTGCGGATGGGTGACTATCTGGGAAAGTCCCACCAGTTCCGCTCTCCGGATGCCGGATTTCTGGAGAAAGCCTTGGAACGCCTCTCAAAGCATATACGGGTATTGAACGTTTTTTCCGACAATCCCCTTCAGGCTCTCCAACTGGTGCGCGGTCTTCCCGCTGGACGGAGATTTGAGCTGGTACTCAATGAGGAGGATACGCTGGGCGCACTACGCAGTATGAGCGGGATGCAAGAACTTGTCATGTCCTGCTCGTCTTACTCCTGGTGGGCCGCCTATCTGGGAGAACCGGAACAGGTGATTGTGCAGAAGGACTGGTTTGCCGGGGTGATCTCCGATTACCGGGATGTGTACAGAGACCAGTGGACCAAGTTGTAAAGAAGTACGAATCATCATTTTTAAAATTTGCCGGGTGAAAGCTCGGAAGAAGGGGAAATGCCCCGACAGATTTCTTCGGAAGATATGAGTCTTCCGGGAAAAACAAAAAAGGAGCTCAGGCTCCACACAAAACAAAAAACCAGACAATAATAACATGCAAACTGAATTATCAGATGCCCAAGAGGCAGAAGCGATGCTTGCCCAATCCGGGGAAATGTTCAGCTCCAGTCTCCCCTCCTCCAGCGAATCATCGTCAGAGTCCAGTTTCGAGTCGTCCAGTGAATCCTCCAGTGAGTCCTCCAGTGAGTCCTCCAGTGAGTCCTCCAGTGAGTCGTCCAGTGAGTCCTCCAGTGAGTCCTCCAGTGAGTCCTCCAGTGAGTCCTCCAGTGAGTCCTCCAGTGAGTCCTCCAGTGAGTCGTCCAGTGAGTCGTCCAGTGAGTCGTCCAGTGAGTCGTCCAGTGAGTCGTCCAGTGAGTCGTCCAGTGAGTCCTCCAGTGAGTCCTCCAGTGAGTCCTCCAGTGAGTCCTCCAGCGAGTCCTCCAGCGAGTCCTCCAGCGAGTCCTCCAGTGAGTCCTCTGACTCGTCTGATTCGGAATCATCTAGCAGCTTGCCTCCAACGAGCACGGAGGAATCCTGCCCATCTGAGCCATGCAATGACCCATGCAACGAGGAATGCAACAATGGTAACGGCGACTATGCTCAGAGTACGCCTTTCGGCAGTACGCCTGATTCCGGGATGTGTAGTGGGTCGGTCAACGTGGGAGGAACGGGTACTCCTCCGCCACGCACTCGGTCAGGGGCTGTCGGAGCACTCTGTGCGGTGAATGTCAGCTACAATACACCGATGGCGGCAACTGCCAGCTATAATGCTGGAAGCGGAGCTATTTCCATCAACCAGTCTTCAGGGTATTCCCAGAGTTTCAGTGTGGTCAACGGGACTGATTCAGCTAATCGTTCCGGAGCGACACAGCGCGATTCCTCCATGGTACAGATGCTCAATGCCGACAATACCCCGTGTCTGAATGGTGCCCCTTCATTCCTGAAACTCTCAAATAAGGATGGTTCCTTTCAGAAGTTTTCCGTGGACTCCGGCAAGGTCGATTCCATGGGGACAGCCAAAGGAGTCCTCATGAGTAAAGGTTCCTATGATGCCCAGGTAAGGGTGGAAAAGGACGCCTTTGGTCAGATCAGCCGGATTGAAAGCGACCGCGATGGCATCATGGAGTTTGAGCGGACGGCGACGAAGTTGACAATTTCCCAATTCTCCCGCGAGCAGATGATTGCCCGGCGGGCACGTGGCGCGGGAATGGCGATGGCTCCGGTCAAGACGTACGGCTACGAGTGGAACCATGCCTCCCAGACGATGAATATCGTCAATCAGGAGGCAGGGCGTGAGCCTGTGTACATCGAACGCAAGATGGAAGGCAACAAGGTGATTATCACCAAGGGACTCGGCGACGATCGTGTGGTGACGACCTACGAACGCAACTACCTGCCCGGTAACAAATGGGAGGAGATCAAGACAATTAAGGGCATCAACGATACGGAGCCTACTTCCAGCGTGCGTACCGTGAAGCAGTCCACCGGCGGCGGCTGGCTGACCCTGAGCGAGACGAAGGGCTATGGCACATCTCTGGCGCAAACGACGACTTATACCTACAACAGCCAGTACCGCGTCTCGCTGGAACTCAAGCCTAACGGCGGGTACACCCAGTACGAATACGACTCCATGGGGCGCGTGGTCATGGAAGCCTCGCCCTGGACGGCCGGAGAATTCCTCAAGGTGATCCGCACGACGTATGCCGACTTGCGTTTCAACGACTACCGCCCGTCACAGGTGCGCGTAGTCCTGAAGAGCAAGAGCGGACAGGAAACTGAGGTCAAGAGAACGGAATACGCCTATGTGGATTCCCCACAGGTAAACCGTAAGACGGTCAGCACTTTCATCCCCGGAGTCGCCAGCCCGCTCGTCACCGTCGAAGAAACCTGCGGGGAAGCCGCCGCCAATGATTACTCACGAGGCCGCACCAAAATGACACAGGACGAACAGGGAATCCAGCAGATTATCACCTACGAAAATACCAGCGATCATGGGGCTTGCTGGAAGGTAACGACGGAGACACAGGCCCACGGAGCCATCATCTCCGGACAAAGCAGGCGCAACGTGGAATACCGTGCCGTTGACGAAACGGTCGTCAGGAAAGAAGAGTACGTCCATACCGAAAACGGATGGAGTCTGATTTCCAGCTCCGATCATGAATACGACGGGCAAAAACGCCGTATCAAAACGACGCGAGGTAACGGACGAGTTAGCACGACCAAATGGGGATGCTGCGGACCGCTGGAAGAAGTCGATGAGGATGGCGTCAAGTTGTCCTACGGGTACAATTCCTCTCGCCAACTGGTCGAAGTCATCCGCTCCGCCACGGAAACCACTCCGGAAACGATTACCAGTTACGTAAGGAATGCGGAAGGGTATGTTCTGGAAGAACGTGAAGATGTCGGAGCCAGAAAGAGCGTTGTTTTTACGCAATACGACGTTCTGGGACGCATGATTCAAAAAAAGGATGCCCTAGGTCGTATAACGAAGACTCAATACTCCAACAATGGTTTGAAGAAGACAGTCACTCTGCCCACCGGAGCGCAGGAAGTAACGGAGAACAACTGTGATGGTTCCATGCATTACCAGGCTCTTATCGGAAAGCTTCCAATGACATTCACTCATACTCTGGGAACCAATTGCAGCGTCAGTACACGGATCTACCCCGGAGGAGAACAGGCCGGTCATGAGGAATCCCGATGGGACGGGAAACTCCTGAGAACCTATGTCGCCCCTGCCAGCCAGGGAATGCCTCCGCAGTTGACCGGCTCCAGAACCTATAACGAGAAAGGACAAGCAGTTCATGAGGAAGAACGCGGCGTGAATGTTTTGTATCAATATGATGCGTTTGGAAACATGAACAAAAAAACGCTTCCCATGAACAGTTCCCCCACTCCTCAAAATTCCATGGTCATCGCCTATGCCCGTTCTTATGAGAAAAGAGAGGATGGTGTATATGATGTCGTAACCACGACTTCCTACGATGCAGCAGGAAACCCGGTGACGAGTACCAGAGCCGTTCTCATTTCGTCTTTGAATTCCATTTTGGCAAACAAGGAAATCGAAACGGATATTTACGGGAAGGTTACGACGGAATGGACTGAGTTCTCCTCGACTGCGACCAAAAGGATCGTTAAACGTGTATTCCCTGTTTCCACCATCCCGGCGGAAACCCATATCACGGACGGCATTATTGTGTACAGCAAGGATAGCGCCGGGGTGGAAACCACTCAAAGCCTGACCTATACGGCCACGGGCAGCATCCTGACGACAACGGATGGACGCGGTAATATCACGACAACGGAACGGGATATTGCCGAACGTATTATCCGAGTGACGGACGGAGCTGGAAAGAGTACGATTATCACCTACGACCATGCATCGGGACAAGTTTCCAGTCAAACGGACAAGGAAGGAAAAGTGACTCTCTACAAATACGATGCCTACGGACGTGTAACCGCCCGTTACGGTTCCGGGACGACTCCCGTTCTGTTTTCCTATGACGAGGAGAGCAATCTTTCCAAGTTGACGACGTTCAGGGCCGCTGGCACGGTGATTTTCGACGATCCCAGTGACAGAACAGATGGAGATACGACTGTCTGGGAATATTCCTGGCCTGAAAATCTCCCACTGCGCAAGACCTACGCAGACGGAACATCCGTCGTCATGGAATACGGCGACATGAACCGACTGCGGAAAGTCACCAATGCGAGGGGACAGACAATCACCCATTCCTACGATTCACGAACAGGGAAGCTCCTTTCCACTAAGTACAGCGATTCAGGCACTCCAGACATCAACTATACCTATAATCATCTCGGTTGGCTGACAGCAGTAGAAGATGGTTCCGGCAACCGCAAATTCAGTTACGATCATTACGGTAATTTGACTGGAGACAGTCTTCCAATTAACGGTAATGAGTACCGTCTGCAAGCATCCCACGATTCATTTGGACGTCTTGTCTCCTATTCCCTGGTCAAAGGAACCGATAACGGACTTTTTGCCGCAACACATGCCTACAAGGCTGACGGCAGGCTGAATTTCGTTTCGACTGAGGTCAATAGCCAAGTCTATGCCTTCCAATTCGGTTATGTTCCCTGTTCCAATCTGCTGCAAAGCGTGATGATGCCGGGCGATCTGGTCAACACGGCTAGTTACGATTCTCTCAGAGATCGGGAAACCGGAATGACTGTCACCAATTCCGCAGGAAATGTTCTGGCTGCTCGTACCTATCAACGCAATGAGACAGGACATATGACCGAAAGAACGCAACAGCGTGTGAACGGAACGCAGGAACCACACACGTTCAAGTACAATGACAGAAGTGAACTGACAAGTGCGAAGGTGAATTCCATTTATTATAATTATGGTTATGATAATGCCGGAAATCGTTCATGGCAAGCTATTCACGGACTTGCTGCCGATTACACGACGAATGAACTCAACCAATACAGCCAAAGCGTCGTGCAACCGGCAGAGCCCGTTCTCTTCGAATTCGATGCAGACGGAAACCAAACGAAGATACAAACAAGCACTGGTATCTGGGCCGTTGTCTACAACACGGAAAACCGTCCGATTCGCTTTACGGGCGAGAATGGTCAAACAATAGTAGAATACGGCTATGATATGCTGAGCAGGCTCCACACCAAGAAGGTGGTGAAGAACGGCAACGTTACCCTGCACGAACGTTATCTTTATAACGGTTATCTGCGCCTGGCTACTTTGGACATGCTCAACAACGAGGGCTTGAAAAATACCCTTTTGTGGAATCCATTATGCAAGGAAGCGACACGAACTCTTGCCGTGATTCAGAACGATCAGGTGTATTCCTGTACTCACGACCTGACAAAGAACGTTACAGAGTTGTTTGACAGCTATGGGAATATGGTCGTCAGTTACGATTATGCGCCTTTTGGAACAGTCTCCGCCAGCGGAACGGTCAACAGTCCCGTACAGTGGGGCAACGAGATCTACGAAGAGGAACTGGGACTGGTCTATTACAACTACCGCCATTACAATCCAATGGACGGCAGATGGATCAGCCGCGACCCGATTGGGGAACAGAGCGATACCAATCTGTATCTCTTCGGACAGAACAGCATCATTGTCGACCATCTCGGACTCGATGCCCTTCCGAAAGGAGTCAAATGTCCGGAAAAACCGAAGAAGGTCAAAGTCGAAGGAGACAAGGACAAGGTTACCGTTACCGGAGAAGAAGTTGTTTCCGACGACGGCAAAGGAGAGAAGATAACCGCTAAAGGAAAAGGCGAGATCGGAAAAGACGGAACTGCAAAAGCGGGGGCCGAAGTGACGGCTGAAACCGGCAATACCAAGGTAACCGGGTCCGGGGAAACCGATTCAAAAGGTAATTCTTCTGCTACGGTCGGTGCCGAACACACTACTGACGGCGGTACAAAGGTAAGCGCGTCAGCAACAAAGGATAATAGTGGTAAGACAACTGCTTCGGCAAAGGTTGAACAAAAAACCGGTGAAAAGACATCCGTTCATGTTGAAGGAAGTACTACCAACGATGGAAAGGGAGGAAACAGTAGTACTGTTAAGGCGGGTGGAACGTACACGCCAACTCCAACTGGACCTACATATAGTGGATATATTGGTGGCCAATTCCAAAATGGGCAAAGCGGTATTATAGCAGGTGTTGCGGCTACTTTGCACTTCTAATCCAGATAAATAGAATGTCCTGATTTCAGGATATTGTTTTATCTGATTCCCTTGAGCGTCCTTGTGACGTTCAAGGGAATATTTTTATATTGTTCTTTTCAGCAAGGAGTTCTATATTGATCATTATATGAAAATAAGACCATTTTCTGTGAGATGTATTTTCTTTTCAACTTTTGTTTTTTCCTCAAGTATTTTTGTTCATGCGGCACAAGCAGATATGGAAAAGGCTCAGCCTCTCAGTCTGGAACAACTCACACAAAAAGCAAATCAGGGAGATCCCAAATCTCAATTCGATCTGGGAGTTCGGTATGGGAAAGGGGATGGTGTCGCACAAAGCTATGAAGAAGCAGTCAACTTGGTGCGTAAAGCTGCAGAACAAGGGTATGCTCCCGCACAAGATCAATTAGGAGGCTGCTATTTTCAGGGTAAAGGAGTTGCCTTAAACGCCGAGGAAGGGTTTTTCTGGCTGACCAAGGCCGCCAACCAAGGCTATGCTCCAGCCCAAAACAATCTGGGTTCTATTTATCTGAGAGGACTATGGGGGAGCCAAAATCCCCGGCAGGGTTTTGAATGGTTTCAAAAAGCCGCCCGGCAAGGTTATATTCCTGCTCAAAAAAACTTGTCCGCCTGTTTTTTTGAAGGAATCGGTGTAAACAAAGATTTGGCTCAGGCGTTTTTCTGGGCTCTCAAAGCTACGGAACAAGGAGATGCCGAAGCCCAATGTGTTGTAGGCAATTCATACAGAGAAGGACAAGGAGTTCCGCAGGATAACAAGGAAGCCCTTCAATGGTATCGAAAGTCCGCTGAACAAGACTATGCCCCAGCGCAACATAATCTCGGTAATATGTACAGAGAGGGTAAAGGAGTCCCGCAGAATGACAAGGAAGCGGTTCGATGGTATCGCAAGGCCGCCGAACAAGGCAATGCCTCAGCGCAACATAATCTTGGTAGTATGTATGTAGAGGGTAAAGGAGTTCCGCAGGACGACAAGGAAGCGGTTCGATGGTATCACAAGGCCGCCAATCAAGGGTACGCTCCTGCACAATCTAATCTCGGTTGGATGTATGATGAGGGCAAAGGAGTTCCGCAGAACGCCAAGGAAGCCGTTCAATGGTACCGCAAGGCCGCTGAACAAGGTTATGCCTCTGCGCAATATAATCTTGGCAGTATGTATTTAGAGGGCAAAGGAGTCCCACAGGACGACAAGGAAGCCGTCCAATGGTATCGCAAGGCCGCTGAACTTGGATACGGTCCCGCCAAAAAGGCTCTGAAAAGCCTGTCCAAGGAATAACATTCGCATAGACGTTTTCTCATGAAAATGTTTTTCACCACATTTACTGGCTTCCCTGTCTGTGGGGTATGCCGCCGACCTCCCGAAGCAGTCTCCTGCCCCGGCTCCTCAACAACAGGCCCCCCCGATAAAGCGTACCTTGGCCTCCAGTTCGTTTTTTTTGATAAAACGGGTTGATAGTTGTATGTCTTATCTTCAGTTCGCCTCTGGTGTTGGCCGCTTCCAACGCGATATCTATGGGGAGACGATAGTCGGCAAAGATACGGGCGACTTTTGCCCGGCTTTTAGAAGGGATGACAAGGGCGTGAGTACCCCATACATAAGGGTTGTTTGCATCTTTGCTACCAGTTTGGAAATCGTCGAACATGATTGGATCCTTCTTCGGAATATCCGTTGGCCTGCTCCATTGCGCATCATGAAAAAGGCGAAAGACATCGGTTTCGGGATGTTGCGCCAGTTCTCTCTGCAAGGCGGTTTTGATACGATTAGCCTCCATGACGGGGCAGGCATCGCTTTCTCCGAAAATGACCAGATCCTCTTTTTCTTCGCTAAAATGACAAAGCATTTGGATAAAAGAGGCTCTCAGTGAGCGAACATGGCTAAGCTCCTCTACTCCGCAGGAGAAGCCGGAGCGGCTCACCCCGGAGGAACAGGCTGTCAGATAGAGGGCCACGGGGTTTATCTCTGTTCGATTTCTCCCCACTTTTTCCTGGCTTTTTCGGGGCGAGGGGGGATTCAGAAAGAGTTCCGCGACCGTCACCGATTCCTGCGACGAGAGCATCAGGCACTCTACGTCATCCCGGACTTTTTTCTTTTCCCGGATGACATGCTCGGCGCGATCCCGCGCCACGCTGAGAAGAAAGACGGTGCGGGTCAGGTTGAGCCGTTTTGCGGCTTCGCCAATGACCATGCGGAATCGTTCATGTGAAGGGTAGTCTCATTGGGGTTCTTGTTGTTTTTCGTAGCCATGGATAATTCCTTTCCTGTTTGGAAGAGTGTATATTATGAAGATATACAATGCGTCATTTTTTTCTTTGCCTCGGATTGTGGCAATGACAAACAAACGGCCGTTCCTGATAAGGAACCAGGCGTTTGTTTGAGAAGGAAAGAACGTGCGTCGCCGTCCGCCAATATAGTTATGCCGTGGCTGCGGAACGGGTGGATCCCGGGGCTTTTCCGTTTTTCCCCTTTTTGCGGCGGGGGCGGGAGACGCTGACGGTACGGCCGTTTTCCAGCTCCGCCTTGAAGGGGAGACCCGTCACCTCGCAGTATTTGAGGATGATGGTCATGCTGATGTGCTCATTGGGTGTGGATTCTATTTCTGAGATGTGGGGCTGGCGGCAATTCAGCGCGGCGGCCATGATATTCTGGGATATCCCCGCCCTGATGCGCATGGAGGTGAGGTATCTGGCGCAGGACATGGCTTTTGTTTCCTGTTCGATGGCTGCCCATTCTTTATCCGTCAGGATGCCTGCATGGGCCTCCTTGAGCGTCTTGTGTCTTTTGCTGTTAGAGGGATCGGGGGGAAGGTATTCTTTTTCACTGGTTATTTTTATGATGTATTTTTACGATTAAAGGTTGTCGATATATTGGCGGCAGAACTGGTTGTCCCTGGGCTGGGAAGTCTTGTCTCCGGCACAGATGAGGTGGCTGACCTGTCCCTGAATGTGGCAATAAAGGTAAAGGCGCGTCTGCGCGGCATGAGCGAGCGGCTGTTGAGTGATGGCATGGCACCCCGAATTTTCCCGGTGGACAAACGCATGTTCTACCATAAGCAATGGGTTGCCATGCGCGGAAAGCTCCTGCTGATAGGCCCCAAGTTGGAGAGCGTTTGCGCGTTTCACGGGGATACCTTTTGATGAGTTTTTTGATGTCCCTCAGGTATTGTTCGCTTGTCTTTAGGCCCCACTCATTCATGACGATGTCATATATGAGATATTTCTTATGTATTGTTAAGGGAAAGGGATTAGGGAAGAGTTATTAGAGACCAGATACTAAAGATTAGAGATTAGAGACGGGGTGGAAGTTGAGAGTTTTTTGAATTGTTTCCGATGTGTTTGGGGGAGTGGGTGGTGAATTTGGGGATTGTTGGGAACGGGTTTCAGGGAGGGGAGTTTATTTTTTCGTGAAGAAGAAAGGGTTTCCGGGGTGAATGAGGGGGAGTGTGATTTTTTACTGTTAGTGTTTTATAGGGAGAGGTTATTATTAAACAAACGAATGATTGATTGACTGTTAGAGAGTTGAGGTGAAATATATCTTGCTTTTTTTGGGGTTGGGGAGTCCATTATGGAACGAATAGTTTCTTTTACCTTCTTTTACACTATGAAAGCTCTTCTCCGTCCTTTTTCTACTCTTTCCCTCACTTTGGCCGCTCTGGCGGCTGGGGCATTTCCCCTTCCGGCGCAGGTGTCCGGGCAGGAGGTCACACAAGGGCCTGCCAGTGTCCCGGAAGGGGCTGGAAGTGCCGTGGCTGTGCCTGAAACGGCCAGTGAGTCCGCTGTCAGCGGTTCTTCTGCTGACGGGACCGCCGCCGAGCCGGAGTCCCCGGCCCTGTCCGCGCCGGAAGCTCTGCGTGCGCTGTGGGCGGCGGGAGGGGCGACTGATTTTTCCGATGAGGCCTGGAGGGGGAGGCTGGGGGCTACCCTGGACTGCTGGGACGGGGTGCCGGGAAAGGATGTAGCCGATCTGACGGGGAGTGACGCTTTTTATGCGGCCCCGGCTTTTTCCGAACGGCTGGCGTCTCTGGAGTATAATCCGGCCCAGTCCATTGCGGACAAGGCCAACGGGGTACGGCTGCGGGGGCTGCTGGTGATCCCGGAGGATGGGGAGTACAGCTTTGCCCTGGCGGCGGATGATTCCGCCGAGCTGTGGTTGGGCGAGCCGGGGGGAAGCCGGTTCACGAAGAAAAAAGTTCTTTCCGTGCCGAGCTGGACTAACAAGAAGGACTGGTCACGCTACCGGACGGGGGGTAAAAGCTACAAGGCGGGGGATGTGATCTGGATAGAGGTGATCGGCAAGAATCTGGAGGGGCGCGGGGGCGGTGAGCATTATTCCGTGGCCTGGAAGAAGCCGGGGGCGGAGGGGTATGCGCTTATTCCCTCCACTCTGGAGAATGGCAGGATCGTTTTAACGACTCCCCCGGTGGACCCGGAGGATGTGAATGACATCGGCGTGCCGCAGAGCTGGCTGAACTCCGTAGGGCTGGGCAACCTGCCTGCGGGCAATCCCGCCGTGCGGCTGTACGGAGATACGGACGGGGACGGGTTTAATTTATTGCAGGAGTACCAGACGGGGGGCAGGCCGGATGAAGTGGGGGGCAATACGGGGTATTTTACGCTGGAGAAGTGGACGGGGGTGACGGAAAACAGTGTGGATGCCTTTACGAAGAGTGAGGCTTTTATTCAGGCTCCGGGGGTGAAGCGCACGCAGGAGGGGGCGCTGGATCTGGCGGAGAGCGGGGACAATTATTTTATCCGTCTGCGGACGCAGGTAGTGCCGCCCTTCAGCGGGGAGTGGACGTTTTTCCTGGCCGGGGATGATACGGCAAGATTATTGCTTTCTCCGGACGGGCAGCGGTTCCTGAAGAGGCCTGTGGCGGAGGTGAATTCCTGGACGGACCGCTACCAGTGGAAGAAGTACGGGAGCCAGAAGAGTGAGGCGAAGGTGTTGCAGGCGGGCATGGGGTATTTCCTGGAGGCGTTGCAATACCAGAAGGACTGGGGGGCGCATGTGGCGGTGGCGTGGCAGTACCGGGTGCCGAACCTGTGCCGGATGGAGGGGACGGTAGCCACGCAGAGTTCCACCTACGGGGGGTGCCCTGCGGAGTGGGCCATTGACGGGGACCTGTCAACGCAGTCTCACACGAACTGGATGGAGGGGAATTCCTGGTGGCAGGCGGAGTTTGCCCTGCCGCAGGCGATCAATCAGGTAGTCATTCAGAACCGGACGGATGGGAGCAACGGGCAGCGGTTGAGCAATTTCCGGTTGTCCGTATTGGACGCCAACGGGGAGGAACTGGCCGGGCAGGATTTTTATACGGAAACAGGTACGTATGCCGGGGCAACGGTGACGTGGGATCTGCCGGAAACGGTACAGGGAAAAATCGTGAAGGTGCAGGGGCTGGGGCTCAACGCGCAGGGGAATAAGTTCTTTTGTCTGCGGGAGGTGGAGGTGTATGAGCAGAACGCGTATTCACGGGGGCCGGTGGTGATCACGGGGGATCATTTAAAGACGATTCCCGCCGAACCGAACGATATAGATGGCAATTCCATCCCGGACGACTGGCAGGCGGAAAAGGGTCTCATGGTGGGACAGAACGGGCTGACGGAAAAGGACTGTTCCGAGTACGGGGACCCGGACAATGACCTGGCTCCAAACTTTGCGGAGTATCTGCTGGGTACGAATCCGCTGGTGCCCAGCGGCGTGCCGGGCTATCTGACGCAGGACATGTACTGGAATGTGGCGGGGTGGAGTGTGGATGACGCGCTGAAGTCCGTGGATGTGCTGGCGGCCACACCGAACAGGAAGCTGCTGAAGGACGGGCGGCCCTCCCGGAATGTGGGTGAGAATTATCTGCGCCGCCTGCGCGGGACGATCAAGCCGCCGGTGACGGGTGAGTATACGTTCTGGATTTCTTCTGATGAGACGAGTATTCTTTACCTGTCTTCCGATGACCGGAAGTTCCACAAGAAGGAGATTGCGCGGGTGGGGTATGGGGCGGAGGACCGGGGCGTGTATCTGACGGGGTACGGCCAGTGGGATGCCTATGCGAAGCAGAGAAGCAAGCCTGTGCGGCTGGAAGAGGGGAAGGAGTATTACATTGAGGCGGCGCACAAGCAGTACCATGCCGTGGATCATTTGCAGTTGGCCTGGCAGATGCCGGGGGGTGAGCGGGAGATGATTCCGGGTGAGTATCTGTCTTCCTTTGGCGGGGACCTGGCGGACCGTGACGATGACGATCTGCCCGATGACTGGGAAACGCAGTACGGGATCAAGGCGGATGACAACGGGGGCAAGGATTTTATCAATGGGGCGTGGGGCGATCCGTACAATACGGGGATCACGAACCGGGAGGCGTATCTGCTGGGCTGGGACCCGAGGCAGCCTTCCCTGCCGGACTTTGGCGAGAGCGCGGTAGATGTGCCCGTGACGAGTGGAACGCCCGGCCAGGGGACATGGATGCCCAGCGGCAACGGGATTCTCACGCCGATGGGGCGCGGGGATATTACCTACACGGTGGCTCTGCCGGGTGACGGGCGGTACTTGCTGGAGATTACCGGGACACCGACGGGGAACGTGCTGGAGGTGGAGACGCTGACCATTTCCGTAACCATCGACGGGCATTCTCTGGGGAGCAATACGCTGCGGAGCCTGAACGGGGAGGCGGGGCGTGTGCTCTTCCTGCTGCCGGAGCTGAAGGCGGGAAGCCACACGATCACCATTACATTAAAGAATACGGACCTGCGAAGAAGCTTTTCCATTAACGGAATCCGGCTGTTGAAGCCGGAGGGGACGAGTGCGGACGGGACGGCGCTGCCGGAATGGCTGCACCAGTACCTGGACCGGGAGAACGCTCTCACTAATTGTCCGGAGGGAAGTCTTACTTCCCCGGCCTGCATTGAGGGCAAGGCGCGTGCGCTGCACCTGACGACTTTGACAGCGGGGGGAACGCCCCAGACGCTCCAGCAGGGAGCGGGGAGAGGGTGGTATGCGAATGTGGCCCTGCCGGAGAGCGGGGAGGCGGTAAACATCCAGGCCGGGTTTGAGTCCGGGGCGACTGCCGCCAGCTCCACGGTCAAGTGGGAAGCCTGCGACGTGCTGGTGAGGCCGGAAATGACGGTGCGCCGGGGGGACAGTCTGCGGCTGACGGTGGGGGCGAATGGTGGGGCTTCCTCCGCCTCTTCTTCCTCCACAAATGGAACGGGTGTGAACGGTGAAGGAACGAATAGTGCGGCGGGTGCGTCTGAATCTTCCGCTCCGTTCCCGGTGACGTTTACGATTGGGGAGAGGACGGTGGAAACGACTTCCGACAAGCCGGTAGCCGTGAAGTTTGACACGGCGGGAACGCAGTCTGTCCGCGCCGACTGGAAGACTGCCGAAGGCGGGACGGGAACGGCGGTGATGGAGGTGCGCGTGGCGGATGTGGAGCTGGGCGAGGCGAAGGATCTTATCACGGGACTGCGCCGGACAATTACGCTGGAAAACATTCCCGAGGGTATCCTGCTCCAGAATGCCTCCCCGCTGCGGGTGGACAAGGCACTGGGAAGTGTCTCTGCCGGAATGCGGAAGCTGATTGTCAGCTCCGAGGAAGGCGGGGCGCAACACCTGGTGGCGCGGCTGGGCGAGAGCGGCCCGGTGGTGGATACGCTGGCCTTCTTCTCCCACAATAATTCCGGAACCTCTACCTTGTCCCGGATTGAGACGGTACAGCAGTACGGGGACGGTTCCAGTCTGGTATGCCTGTACCTGGCAAGCGAAAGCCTGCCGGAGGGCGGGTATGTGACCATCACTCTGACGGCAGGCGGGGGGCAGTTCCTGGAAGGAGGGACGAAGCTGACGGTACGGGCGGAGGACTTTGGCTCCGATGGGCTGTACCGGGTGCTGATGACGGCCCCGCGCGGTACGTCCACCTCCATCTGCCATATCATCCGGTACTACGACAAGGACGGGAAGGAGCTGTAGCAGTTAATAGTTAATAGGGAAGAGTTAAGAGTGGAGAGTTGAGAGGATGGACGAAATGGACACCAGGGACATCATGAACGCAGCTATTTGCAGAACCGGGGTGGTATTTTTATTCACCGCCTTGTGCCTGACTGGCTGCAAGGAGGGAGACGGGAAGAAGGAGGCTACGGCCTCCCGTGCGCCGGAGATGGTCAGGCAGGAGAGCAGGCAGGCTCCGGTGCTCCCGGCTGTGCTGGAGCTGGGGCGGAAGATGAAGGAGGGGCAGACGGCTTATGACGCGGTGCGCCAGGGGATGTTTTCTTTACCCAGGGAGCTTTCCCGCCATGATGCTACCGCTCTGCTGGATCTGCTGATGGCCCCGCCCGCCCCCGGCTGGAATGAGCTGGGCTGGGCGGCCATCTTCAATGACGGGCTGAATGTACTGCGCCAGGGGGCGAACCAGCCGGAAGGGTTCATGGAACGGTTGTTGGAATGCTACCGGGATGAGAACAGGCCCGCTGTGCTGCGGGATTATGCCCTGCAACATTTCGGCACGCAACTGGCCGCCTGGTACCATGACCCGGAGAACGGGAAGAAGCTCTTTCCGAAGGGAGAGGTCAGGATGCAGGCGGAGGAGGCTTTAAGACGCGCCTTGCTCCCCGGCAATGGAACGACGATGGGAACGGCCTGCAATGTGGCCGACGACATTATCACTGCCTGCAAGGCGAGCGGGACGCCTGCCCCGTTCAGCGCGGACGACCTTTGCCGATCCTGCAAGGAGACGGCGCTTTCCCCTGCGGAGAACATTCACGCGCGGATCACGGCCCTGGGGATGCTGGGGCGGCATGAGTCCCCGGCAGTACTGAAGGAGGCGCGGCTGTGGATGATGGACGAGGGCCAGCCCGTCCTGTTCCGGGCGGCGGCGATTGCCTATGTGGGAACATTCCCAGCGGAGAATGACCGGGCCGCACTCCATACGCTGGCGGCGGATACGGATCTGCGCCTGTCCCAACCGGCTAAAAAGAGCCTGTCCCGGCTGGAAGGCCGGAACTGATTTAACTGATTTAATTGATTTTTTACCAACCGATTTTCACACACTTACCTTTATTCCCTTACACTTTCACTCCCTTATTTCAACTTTTACTGCACAACCGACACTCAACTAATTATTACCATGAAAACTTCTTCTTCTTCTCTCTCTACCATGGCTTCCCTGATGGGAGTGGCCTTTATGCTTTCTTCTCTGGGGACTCTCTATGCAGAGTCCACCGGGGAGCAGAACAACCCGGACAAGACCTGTACCTACAAGAAGAAATGTCCTTCCTGTTCAGGTGAAGGCGGAAGCTGCGGTGATACTCCCCCGGAAGAGGAGCCTGTAACGATTCAAATATCCCATGATGAGGAATGCCCTTCCGATCCTACGGAAGTGGGACTGGACGATTCCTATGAATTATCCGGGGGCGGTGGAGGCGGAGCTCGTTCCCTCCGTGCCGGGAAAGCGGCGGCAGTTCCGATCAAAATAGCAGGAGGATTTTCCCCCAACTTCGTTAATCCGTCCAACCTGAAGATTTTTGGGACCGGGGCGGAAGTGGTGCGCGACGCGGACGCCAACATCCGGCAGGTGAAGGGTGACACGGGATTCATGGATGCCGTGTTTACGCCGGAAACAAAAACACTGGAACTGCGGATGTACAAGCCCGACGACATCAAGGCCGGCAAGGTCAACGGTCTATACCAGGTCAAGGACGGCAGGACGGCCCACATGGTCTTGCGCTACGTGCAGGAGGCGGACAACAGCTTCCGCAGGGAGACTGTCAACAACAGCGGGGAGTTTCCCAGTGTCAAGAGTGAAAAGACGACGCAGACCGTGGGCCCGGAACCATACACGATTACCCATGCGAAAACGTACCTGAAGGGGGAAGGACTCTCTGCCGTGGAATACCGCCGTGTGACCAACAAGATCACGGCTATTCCGAATGGAGAGCCGCAGGAAGAAAAGTATCTCTGCATGGTGGAAGAACTGGGGAGTGACGGCCAGTGGCATGTGACGGAACGCAAGGCGGGGCGGAGAGCCATTTTCAAGGAAGAAGATGGTTTTGTACCACTCTATGAATGCAATGCCGTCAATGAGGACGGGACTCCCATGAACCCCATTGCCACGGAAAAGACCTACACCTATTACTCCGATCCGCTGGTTCCTGCCTCCTACGGCAAGGTAAGAACCCTACGAAGCAACGACGGGTACTGGGAAAACAAGTATTACGATGCCAACACGAATGCCGGGGTGGAGATGATACGAACGGAGAGCCCGTGGCTGAACACGGCGGCGCACGAACCGGGAGAAGCCCCGCAAGGGCAGATCCGCATCAAGAGCGAAACCTGCTGCAATACGGATACGGGGACTGAAGACATCACGAAAACGGTGGGAGGAATCACGATAGCCAAGGTATGGACGGAGAAAAGCCGGGTGGACCAGCAGAAGGTGAGGCTGGTACGGCACCAGCCGCATTCCGGAGGAGACAAGATCACGACGACGGTACGCTACCGCAATGCCAAGGACATTCTGGCGCACCTGCGGGGGAAAACGGTCAGCATCCACAACGCGGACGGAAGCATGAGCCTGTACAGTTATGCCCTGAACGGGCAGAATCTCACGATTACGGAAGATACGGGATATGGAACGGAAAACAGCGTCAGCCATGGTACAAGGACGGTCAGTATAGAGGATAAGGACAACGGGAAACTGAAAGAGGAAGTGCGCTATGCGCTGGAAGACGGTCAGGCCTACTGGCTGGGAAGCAAGACGGGTGTGCAGTTTGACAATGTGGGAACTTGCTTGAAATGGGTGTACGACAACAACCCGGACGATTATACGGAACAGCGGAAGGACTGTTGCCATGTGACATGGGAACGGGGACGGGACGGGATGGAAACAAGTTATATCTATGACGCCCAGGGACGCAAAGTTTCTATAACGGTGAGGGGTATTACCACCAGTATGGAGTACAAGGGACTGACCACAACTGAATGGAAGCAAGCTACGGGAGACAGCCAGAAGTATCTGGTGAAAGAGGATAGCAAGAATATGGCTCAATTATTTGTGGAGCAAAGAAGGCCGGGGGTAGGAGATAAAATTTTAATCGAAAAGTACGGGATTGATATTGCCGGACGGACCATGACGACCACAACTGCCTACGGAACAACGCAGAGTCAGGTTTACACCGCTGATAGACAAATTCTCTCCAAAACAGGAACAACTGGCGTTACCCAGACTTATACGCATGCCCCCTCTTCCTTATATGGAGGAGGAGTTTCCGTCACTATTTCAGACGGGACCAGATCAGGGGCGGAATGCAAGGATTTAGCAGGGAATACAATTTCTGAAACAAATGGAAAGGGAGCCATTACTAAAAACAGCTATGACTCCGCCGGTCGTTTAATGAAGAGTATCTCTCCCGATGGGGAAACACAGTTGTATTCTTACGATCAGGATATTGTGATACAGGGGCTTGATCTTGACGGTGACGGGATCATGGATACTTCTCATGACCGGGTGGAAAAAAGTTCCAAAGTATATGATTCCACATGGCCTGAAGGCAAGGGGTCATGGAAGACAGTGAAATCCCAGGCATGGCAGGGCAACTGGCAGGACAAAGAAATTGAGTGGCGGACGGAGGACGATACCCTTGTCCGGAGACAAATTCCCGGTACAGCCGGATACTATCTGGAACAAAAACCGGGCTACGCTCAAAGAGGAGCCAATTATAGCGTTACCATTTCCAGACCGGGAGGAGAAGTTCAGGAAACCTCCTATTCTCTGGAACAAGGAAATGTCAGAGCCACGACAACACTGTTAAAGGATGACAGCGGCCACATTTATGCGACGACCGGAACAGTTTTAGATATCTGGGGAAATAAAATTTCTCAAACAAATCATAACGGAACTACTACCTATACCTATGATGCAGCGACAGGAGCCATTTTAAGTGAAACCGTCCCCGGCAATCAGACTACTTCTTATCAGTATGATGATTACAACCACGTGACTAAAATTGTGTTAAGGGATGGCTCCGAACAACACATGACTTATGATTCCCAGGGAAACATTATCCGGAAATGGGGAAGTTTACATTATCCCGTCAGTTATACCTATAATGAATATGGAAAACTTACGGGGATGATTACGTACAGGGCTGCTGTCAGTGATACTGCCGATTGGCCTGAAGGGACGCAAGGCGATCAGTGCTCCTGGATTTATGAGCCGGAAACAGGATACCTGCTGGAGAAAAAATATCCGAATGGAAAGGGAGTCTCTTTCGCCTATACGCCGGGGGGAAAAATCAATACTAAAACCAATGCAAGGGGGAATGTGACCACCTACCATTACGATGTAGCAGGTCGGTTTATTTCCACCAGTAATGATGACGGAAAGACGCCAACAAAGGTTTATGGGTATGACCAGACTGGAAGAGTGATTTCTGCCTTAACTGAAGGGGTAGCGGCTTATCAGTACATCTACAATGACCAGGATCAGATTACCCGGGAACAAATAACAATCCCAACAGTGAACGGCGATCTGGTGAGGGACATTATACGTTCCTATGATTCCTATGGAAGACCAACAGGATACCAGCTTAAAAATGGGGATGCTGTGGAGCAGGCCGTTTCCTATACTTACACTCCGGTAGGGCAACTGGCGGGTGTGACTGCGAACGGCAAGGAATTCACTTACGATTACCTGCCGAATGCACCGCACCTTATCAGCCAAATGGCCGCCCCTGTTCATACCACTACCAATACTTACCTTGAACATCGTGATTTACTGTCCAGCAAAATCAACCGCTGGAGAAACAAGGCGGATACTCCCGTTATTTCAGGGTACACTTATACCAGAAACATTCTGGAACAGTTGATTTCCGTCGCTACGACGGGAGAAGCATTTGGCACTACCTCCGCCAACTGGGCCTGGGGTTATGACGTACTGGGGCAAGTGGCAAGCGCCAACGGCGACCATTACAGTTACGACCAGATAGGAAACAGGCAGGGCTCTCAAAGAGGGGGAGGAAACGAAATAGTTTATACGGTTAATGCGCTCAACCAGTATATTCAAATTGGAACCATAACACCGACATACGATGATGACGGGAACCAACTGACCGGACTGACGCCGACGGCCGCCCTGCCGGGCAGAGATGCCCTTGTTTTCTCCTACAATGCAGACAACCGGCCTGTCAGCGTTGCCCAAGGGGATGAAATACGGGAGACGTATTCCTATGATCTCAATGGACGCCGAATTCAAAAAGATGATACCATTACTCTTTACAACGGGTACAATGCCATTGCGGAGTACAAGAGCAGTACCCGGACGCTCAAGACAACTTATGCCTGGGGAAAAGACCTGTCCGGCAAGGAACAAGGAGCCGGAGGGGTGGGAGGACTTCTCTCCGTTACCGAATATGACCGGCAACTGCCGCTGACCAGTTATCCCTGCTACGACGGCAACGGCAACATTACCGAGTATTTAACGGAAGAGAATCTGGGGATACTTGCCGCTCATTATGAATATGACGCCTTCGGCAATGTTATACGCAAGACTGGAGATAAGGAGTACCGCTATCAATTCAGCACAACGCCTTACGATTCCTTGAGCGGATTAAATTATTATCATTACAGGCATTACGATTCCGTAAGCGGAAGATGGATTAGCAGGGATATTCTTGAAGAAAACAGCTATGATCTTAATCCGTATGGATTTAATATAAATAATCCCGTCTCACGTTATGATGTGTTAGGGATGATACCTGCCGGAACTTATCCCGAATGGGGTGGTGGCCCCCCCCGGCCTCCACTTTTACCAGTACCAACACAAGGGAATTGCTACCGTTATGTCTGTAATGATCCTAAGAAACCAACAGAGGAACCTAAAATAAATCCAGGACCTCTTCCTAAACCGGGTAATAGTTATACCTGTGCCACTATCATCAATGATATAAAAAGTAGAGGAGCAATAGATCCGGAATCAGACGGAAGTTGCAAGAAATGCCATTATAAGGTAATAGGTGGTATTAAGAGCCCTCAACCAGGTTTGCCATATGGGGATTATCATTGGTATCGGCTGGACGATGATGGGACTTGGAGCCATAAACCTGGTGATCTTCCGGTCATTCCCGGAGTAAAAGATCCGATAACAGACGCTTTAAATCGAGGCTATACCATATTTTGTTCTCCTGTGTGTGTGCCTGAGCAAGGGATAGATGTTGACAGCTAACAGGATGTGATATAATATAAATATATGAAAAATATAAGACTAGGATTACTATCCTTATTGGTAGGTTTTCTTATGACCCCTTCCTCTTTAGCTAAAGAGGAAGGGGGGTATAATTCAGAAAGCATGAGAAATGTTACGGCTATTTGTGTGCCTAAATTTAGTGAAGGCGGAAAATCCTATTTTAGTATTATAATCCGTGATTTAAGACATGAATTGCCGTCCGGAATTTATAAGGTAAAATATTATAATTCCTTGAAAGAGGTTTTTTCATCATTAAAGAAGATTCAAACTCCAATTCAAGATATGGGATTTAGAGAAAATAATTTTTTCTTTGGAGAAAAAGTTAAAGAATATATTGCCGAAACAGAAGGAATAAAACTAATGCCTTTTACTCCTTCCGAAAAAATAGAAATAGAAAGATTTATCAAGGAACTCTTATCTCCAAAGAAAGATTCATCTGCCGATGAAACAGATAAGAGCGACAAAAAATAGCGAGTTTTTTACATAGCCCATACCGTGAAATGATTGTTTATTCAAAGGTAACTTTCCTGGATAGCTTAGCTATCCACCCGCTTGAGTTCCGCCAGCATTTTTCCAATGTTGGCAAACAGGGCCTCTTTAGCCGGAGGGAGGGCGGTGCCGGCCTGGCCGATGGTGGTTGCCTCATCAAACATGAGGCCGAGTTCCAGATTGCGGATAGCGGTCATGAAGTCCCTTAACCAGATGGCGAGGCGGCCTTCCGTTTCTTTCTGAACGGCGGCCCAATGGGCGCGTTCCTCCGGGGTGTCTTCTTCCTCCGTCCAGCAGGACTCACGGACGACGGTGCCGAGGGCGGGGACGAGTTTTTCATGAATGCCTCGGAGCCTGATGGCGGACGGACGACCTGGGGGCGGTTTCTGTGTTGCCAGCCCCGGTTCAGGTCAAGGAGAAGGCCGTCCAGGTCATGGGAGCGGCTTTGACGCCATTCTTCTGCTGCGATGGAGAGTTTTTCCCAGCTTTTGGCGCGTTTCAGTTTGTCTCCGATGGAGGCTTTCAGGCTCATACATGGAGGATCATCGGGACACCCGACAGGAGATGGTTAATCGACCAAGAGAATGGAAATGGCGTGAAGTGTTTTGCCGGAAGAAATGCAGCGTCAAAGATTATGAAAGGCGGAAGTTGTTCTCTTTTTCTATTTGTATCGACAAGGGGAGAGATCTTAGGTCGAGACAAAGGAAAGGGGGATTAGAGAAGAGTTACCAGAGACTAGAGACGGTTTGGAAGTTGAGAGTTTTTTGAATTGTTGTTGAGGTGTTTGGGCGGATGGGTGGTGTATTTGGGGATTGTTGGAGCCGGGCTTCAGAGAGGGGAATTGATTGTTCCGTGAAAAAGCGGGTTTCGTTAAAGGAGGAAGGCTGGAGAATGATTTTTTACATTCAGCGGATTATGGGCATGATTTGTTATTAAACAAACGAATGAATAATTAGCTGTTAGAGATTTAAGGTAAAATGTGACTTGATTTTTTTGAGGTTGGGGCGTCCATTATAGGACGAATAGTTTCTTTTATCTTCTTCTAACGCCATGAAAGTTTTTCTTTGCCCTCGTTATCCTCTGTTCCTCACTTTGGCTGCACTGGAGGTCGAGTATCTCCCCCTCCCGGCTCAGGTGTTCATGAAGGCGGTCATGTAAGTGCCCGAAAGCGTCTCCAAAAGTGCCGGAACTGCTGCTGCGGTGGCAGATACGAACCTGAACCTGTCCCAACCGGCCCAAAAGAGTTTGGCTCGCCTGGAAGGCCAGTGCTGATTTAACTGATTTTTTACCAACCAAGCTACTTACTTTCTCCTTTTCACTTTTACTGCACAACCAATTCCTACCATGAAAACTTCTTCTTCTCTTTCTACCATGGCTTCCCTGATGGGGGTGGCCTTTATGCTTTCTTTTCTGGGGACGCTCTATGCGGAGTCCGGTGGTAATGAGAACAATCCGGACAAGACCTGTACCTATAAGAAGAAACAATGTTCTTCCTGCTCGGGCGACGGTGGAAGCTGCGGTGACACTCCCTCCGAAGAGGAACCCGTAACAATTCAGGTATCTAAAGACGAGGAATGCCCTTCCGACCCAACGGAAGTGGGGCTGGACGATTCCTATGAATTGGTCGAAGGCGGGGGAGGCGGGACTCGCTCTCTCCGTTCCGGCAGAGCTACCACCACTCCTATCAAGATAGCCGGGGGATTTTCCCCCAACTTCGTGAATCCGGCCAATTTGAAAATTTTTGGAACCGGGGCAGAAGTGGTGCGTGATATGGATACCAACATTCGGCAGGTGAAAGGAGATACGGGGTTCATGGACGCCGTGTTTACGCCGGAAACAAAAACACTGGAACTGCGGCTGTACAAGCCCGACGACATCAAGGCAGGCAAGGTAAACGGTCTGTATCAGGTCAAGGACGGCAGGAAGGCTCACATGATTTTCCGTTACGTGCAGGAGGCGGACAACAGCTTCCGCAGGGAGACTGTCAACAACAGCGGGGAGTTCCCCAGCGTCAAGAGTGAAAAGACGATGCAGGCGGTAGGGCCGGAACCCTACACAATCATCCATGCGAAAACGTACCTGAAGGGGGAAGGTCTGTCCGCCGTGGAATACCGCCGGGCCACCAATAGGATCACGGCTATTCCAAACGGGGAACCACAGGAAGAAAAGTTCCTGTGTACCGTGGAAGAGCTGGGAACGGACGGCCAGTGGCACCTTGTAGAACGGAAGGCTGGACGGAGAGCTATCTATAAGGAAGAAGAAGGATTTGTACCACTCTATGAATGCAATGCCGTCAATGAGGACGGGACTCCCATGAATCCTATTGCTACGGAAACCAGCTGCACCTACTATTCCGATCCGCTGGCACCCGCCTCCTACGGCAAGGTAAGAACACTGCGTCGCAACGACGGGTACTGGGAAAACAAATACTATGACGAAAACGCGAGCGCCGGTCTGGAAATGACCCGGACGGAAAGCCCGTGGCTGAACACGGCGGCACACGAACCGGGAGAGGCCCCGCAGGGGCAAATCCGCGTCAGGCAGGAAACCTACTGCAATACGGATACGGGGATTGAAGACATCACGGAAACTGTGGGAGGCATCACGATAGCCAAGGAATGGACGGAGAAAAGCCGTGCAGACCATCAAATGGTCAGAGAAGTACGGCACCAGCCACACGCCGGAGGGGACAAGATTACGACGACGATACGCTATCGTAACGCGAAGGACGTCCCGGTACATCTGCGAGGGAAAACGGTCAGCGTTCATTATGCGGACGGGAGCATGAGCCTGTACAGCTATACCCTGAATGAACAGAACCTCACGATTACGGAAGATACGGGATATGGAGAAGGAAATGTGATGCATGGTACAAGGACGGTCAGTATAGAGGACAAGGACAATGGGAAGCTGAAAGAGGAAGTACGGTATGCGCTGGAAGGCGGTCAGGCCTACTGGCTGGGGAGCAAAACGGGCGTGCAGTTTGACAATGCGGGGACCTGCCTGAAATGGGTGTACGACAACGATCCGAACGATTATACGGAACAGCGGAAGGATTGCTGCCATGTGACGTGGGAGAGGGGACGGGATGGAATAGAAAGCACTTATACCTATGATGCCCAGGGACGCAAAACCGCTGTTACGAGCAAAGGCATTACCACCAGCACGGAATACAGGGGATTAACAGCCATCCAGTGGAAACAGGCAAAGGGAAGCAGACAGAAGTATCTGGTCAGTGAAGTCAGCAAGAATCAGGCCGGGCAGATGGTGGAACAGAAGAGACCCAGTTTCGGAGGGAAAATGCTGGTGACACAGTACGATGAAGATATTGTCGCCCGAACAGAATCGACGCATACTCCCTATGGAACGACATTAACCCGCATTTTTTCGGCAGATAGCCAGCTCCTTAGTGAAACGGGGACAACGGGTCTTACCCAGGCTTATACCTATACTCCCACGGCTCAACATGGCGGAGGTCTGACTGCAACCGTGACAGACGGAAGCAGAAGCCGGACGACGACGACGGATTTACTGAACCATACCGTAACCGAACAATTCAGTGGGAGCGCCCTGACTCAATATGGTTACGATATGGCGGGAAGAATCATACAAACTGTATTGCCCGACGGGGAAAAGCAGCTTCATGCCTATGAAAACGAGGTGCAGATCAGCGGGCTGGATCTCAATGGGGATGGAGTGCTTACTGCCGCGATTGACCGGATGGAGAAAAGCGAGCGCGTCTTTGACCCCTCCTGGCCTGAAGGCAAAGGCTCCTGGAAAACGGTCACTTCCCGCGCATGGCAGGGAAGCTGCCAGCCAGTCTCCCTGACGTGGACAACGGAAGACGGCACGAAAATACGAAGCCAGACGCCGGGAGTTGCCGGATATACGATTCAGGAATATCCACCCATCTCTTCTCAAGGAAAAAGTCATACAGTAAGTGAAACCAGTCCGAACGGACAAGTTTTAGAAACAGGTTACACGATGGTTGACGGGCATGTTGCTTCCGTGACGTTTGTACAAAAAGATTCTTCCGGACAGATCATTACAACGGGAAGCCAGACGCAGGACGTATGGGGGAACTTACTGACGTGGACAGATGGTCGAACAGGAACGACGACGTACTCCTACGACGAAGGGGCGCGCTTTCTTCTTAGAAAAACTATGCCGGATCAATCTGTTATTTCCTATCGGTATGATGATTACGGGCGTTTGATGACAACAGTTTTTCCCGATGGTACGGAACAATGCAAGGACTATGATACCGAGGGAAGAATCGTTCGCCAATGGGGAAGGCAACAGTACCCGGTCAGTTATGAATATGACGCCTACGGGCAAAAGACGAGGATGACTACCTACCGGGTTCACGTGGGGGCTGCCGCCGCATGGCCGGAAGGGGCGGTGGGCGACAAAACGACGTGGACCTACGATACCGCTACCGGGAACCTTTCACAGAAGACCTATGCCGACGGCAGAGGTATGAGCTATACGTACACGCCGGGGGGAAAACTCAAGACAGAGACCAACGCACGCGGGAACGTTACCACGTATTCCTACGATCCCGCAGGAAGGCAAACGGCCGTCCAGGTCAACGACAACGGTATGACGCCCACGAAGACCTTCGCTTATGATCAGTTGGACAGGCCGATTTCCGCAGCTATAGAGGGAGTAGCCGCCTATCAATACATCTACAATGATCAGGATCAGATCACGGAGGAACAGATCACGATACCGACCGTCAACGGCAATCTGGAACGAAGCCTTATCCGTTCCTATGATTCCCATGGCAGACCGACCGGCTATCAACTAAAGAACGGCGATACCATAGAACAAACCCTTTCCTATACCTATACCCCAATGGGGCAACTGGCTGGAGTGAACGCAGACGGTAAGGAATTTACTTATGCCTACCTGCCGAATTCACCGCACCTCATTAGCCAAGTGACAGCGCCCCTTCATACCGTCACCCATGTTTACGAGTCTAACCGTGATGTGCTCTCCAGCAAGCTCAACTGCTGGAAAAGCAAAGAGGGTACTCCCATTATTTCCGCATACTCTTATGCAGTGAACAGCCTTGGTCAACGAACTTCCGTATCCACGGAGGGAGAAGCATTCGCGTCCACCCCTGCGGATTGGGCCTGGGGGTATGATGTACTGGGGCAGATTATCAGCGCGAACGAGGACAGCTACGCCTATGACCAGATAGGCAACCGGAGAACGAATCGGAAGGAAGACGCTGCGGATACCGTTTACATGGCCAATGCGCTCAACCAGTATTCCCGGATCGGAACCACCGCTCCGACTTATGATGCTGACGGGAACCAGCTCACCGGTCTGACTCCCACTGAAGGGATTTCCGACAGGGATACCCTCTCCTTTACCTACAACGCGGAAAGCCGCCCCGTCCAAGTGACACAAAATGGCGAAGTCCGGGAAAGCTACTCCTACGACCACATGGGGCGCAGAATCCACAAGGGAGATACGGTTACTTTATACGACGGGTACAACGCCATTGCGGAGTACAAGAGCAATAATCGGACGCTCAAGACGACTTATGCCTGGGGCAATGATTTGTCCGGTACGGCCCAGAGAGCCGGAGGCATAGGAGGGATGATTTCCGTAACGGAGCACGACAGGCAACTGCCGCTGACCAGCTACCCCTGCTATGACGGAAACGGCAACATCACGGAATATCTGACGGAAGAAGGAACCGGGGATATAGCAGCCCATTATGGATATGATGCTTTTGGGAACGTGACGGAAAAGACAGGCAACAGGAATTATACCTATCAGTTTAGCACAAAATCCTACGATACCCTGACCGGATTGAACTATTATAATTACCGATATTATGATCCGGCTAGCGGACGATGGATCACCCGCGATTTTATTGAAGAAGCGGGGGGCGTTAATTTGTATGCTTTTGTTGCTAATCAGCCTAACATGAAGGTGGACTTATTGGGATTGAAACCCAAAGAAGGAGGGAAAGCTGTAAAAATCAAGTTTGAAGAACCTGATCCTGCAAAAATAGCCCCTGAGTACTCTGGTGGGGGGGCAAGTGGTACTACTCGTGACCATAGTTTTTCCTGCAAATGCGAGTGCGAAGGCGAAGGGAAGAAGAAGGAGTGGATTATCGTGTGTACCGCTACTTATACTCCTGTTATTACAATAGCACGAAATCAGCCACAATTAGGAAGTGTAGTCAATGGCGAGGAGGTTACATTGGCTGGAATCTATGGACATGAACAGCGACATGTTAAAAGCCGGACTAAAAAAATCAATAAGATCCTAGATGAAGCAAAGAAAGATAAATATACTTTCAAGAGAGGCCAGAAGAATGCTTGTAATGAAAAAGCCAAAGTTGTAAAAGATACTTATGGGAAGAAAATTGATGACATGTTTGATGAAAACGACCATACGACAGGCGGCCCTGGAGATGGGGTGCCCTATCCTCCTTTACCCGGCTCTCCCGTTATTGAACAATAAACTCTATCAACAATGAATATTAGAATACATCCTTTTTTTTCTTCCTTATTTCTTATCCCCGCCATTTACGCCAGCCCCTGCATGGGTAGTGACGCAGAAAAAGAAAAGGCTGCCCAGGCGGCCGCGGTGCAGTTGTTGGAGGTTTACCAGAAGAGTTGGCCGGTCGTAGAAAAAACGTGGGCTTATCTTATAAGAGAAGTGCCTCAATTTGGTAAATTTTCTCTATTGTGTCAAGTATATATCTATCCGGAATATAATGAAATAGTGTTGTTTAATGAAGGGGGGAAGAGCTACGTTATCAAAATCAGAGATAAAAAACTATACATCTCCGAAAAAAGCAAGAAAGAGGGGGGAGGTTTCAGTTATAAAGATGTGGGAAGTTTCAATGATGATATAGAAAACGATTTCATTAAAACACTTATTCTTCCTCTTGAGAAGGTGATAGAGAAAGGGCAAGGAAAGCTTCATTCCGTCAGTGTGCTTTTTACACTCAATAGTGCAAAAGTTACAGCTGTTAATGAAAATAAAGGTTTAATGTCCACTTATTGTTATCAAATGAAAAACGGCAAATGGGAATTATATAATATGACCGATTTTGACATTTGATCCGTTTTATCAAAACATGGGGCAGAGTTCCAGATTGCGGATAGCGGTCATGAAGTCCCTCAACCAGATGGCGAGGCGGGCTTCCGTTTCCTTCCGAACGGCGGCCCAATGGGCGCGTTCCTCCGGGGTGTCTTCCTCCTCCGTCCAGCAAGACTCCCGGACGACGGAGGCAAGGGCGGGGACGAGTTTTTCATGAATGCTCCGGAGTTTGACGGCGGCTCGGGCGACCTGGGGGCGGTTTCTGTGCTGGTAGCCCCGGTTCAGGTCAATGGGAAGGTTGTCCAAATCACCGGAACGGCTCCGCCGCCATTTCTCCGCTCTGGCGGAGAGGGATCACGATGGAGTGGGGGCGGAGAGGTATCAGTTGCCGAGGACGAAAGATTGAGGAATAGATTTTTCGAAGGCTCCCGGAGGGGGGTGATTTCATTTTGTTCATGTCAGGAAACGGCTTTCCTGCTTCCTTGTTGCTTTTTCAGAATTTCCGGGGTAGCCTGATAGGAGTACCATGAGCGATTCCCCGCATTTTTCTTCCCTGGAACGGAGCATGGCTGTTTGTTTGAGTGTCCGCCGTCTGGATTGTTTGGAGCGGCTGGCAGGCGGTTTTCTGGCGCAGGGATATGAACGGAGTCATGTTTTTGCCGCCGTGAAGGGGGTGACGGAAGATTGTTTCCGGGATGTAGTGCAGCCCCGGTACCGGTCATGGATTGACGAAGGTCGGTTGACTTTGCGGTATTACCCGATGAAGAACCGGGTTTCCGATTTGCTGGACACGGTGCGGGGGATGGAGCTGGGCGATTGGGAGTTGTTTCTTTTTCCGAAGGAGGATTTTTGTTGTTCTCCGGGTTTGCTGGAGAGGGTGAACCGGGTTTTTGACCAGTTGCCGTCAAATTGTTCCGGTTATGAGGGTGGGGTATGTCGCGCGATGAGGGAATGCAGGGGGTATCAATATGTGGAGGATGCAGGGGGTGTGGGGTGCCCGGGTGTGCCGCCTTTTTATGTGCTGACGCGGGAAGCGGTGGATGTGTTGCTGGAATGCGAACGTGACCCTGCATGCATGGCGTCTCTGTTCCCCGATGGGCGTGACCCGAAGCACGGAGCCTACGGGCTGGATGCCGACGCGCTGATGATGCGTGTGATCATGCATCTGGGAGGGCAGAGTCTTTCCGCCGTGGACGGGTATGTTCCGCTGCTGGCGCCGGTTCCGGCAACGCCGCAGAATCCTCTGGCGGAACAGGAGGAGATTCTGCATGAGGAGGTGTGCGACGATCCGGCCCGTGCGGAGTACCTGGTGGAGCTGGAGCACCCACAATGGAATGATTGTTTCCGCATTCTGGGAGTGGCCGGATGTCGGGTGAGGACGGGAGGGAGGGCTGCCGTGCTGCGTTATACGGACCGGGAGCTGGTGCTGGAGTGGGAGAAAGGGGGGAGGGAACGTTTTACCCGGAAGAAGCAGGCAGGTGCGTATATTTTAAAACGGGCGTCGGGTGGCCGGGGGCGGAAGATGGCCGGACGGGAGCGGGAGAGAGTGGGGCTGGCTGTCGCCGCTCTGTCCGCGCCGGAGGTGCGATGGTGTGTGTGTGTGGTGGCTCTGCCCAGGGAGTCCTGGTACTGGCTGCGGGACTGGATTGAGTTCCACTTGCGAGCCGGTGCCAGTCTGGTGGCGATTTACGACAATACAGGGAGTACGGGAGGTTTGCGGGGGGATTCTCTGTTTTACGGGGGCCAGCTGCAACGGGAGGGCAGGAGCAAGCGGGGTGAGGAGTACGGGAGGCTGACGGCGCATTTGAGCGACGGGGATATTCAAAAGGGGCTTCACGGGCTGGCGGCCCGGTACGGGGAGGAACGTGTGAAGGTTATTCCCTGGCAGCCGAGGAACACGAAGACGGGGCAGATTGTCCACGGGCAGGTGGAGGCGTATGAGGATTTTATCCGCAGGTACAGGGGGAAGCTGGACTGGTGTGCCTTTATCGACATGGATGAGTATCTTTACTGCCGTCCCGGTCTGAGTGTGGGCGGGATTCTGGAGAAGATGGGGAGGGAGCAGCCGGAGGTGGGAAGGGTGGTGATGAAGGGCTGGAAGTTCCGCATGAGATGGGGGGTGGACGGCCCCAGGGACATACGTTCTCATCTGGATCACCTGCCTCTGTCCGACGGCGGAGAAAAGAATTTTATCCGGCTGTGTGACGTGGTGAAGGCGGATATTCACTGGTACTGGCAGATGAGGGGCGGTGTGCAGAGTCTGGGGGCCGCTCCGGAGGAGCTGGCCTTTTGCCACTACAACATAGGGGACCGGGAGATGGCCGAAGGTACCCCGCAACGCTTGATAATTCCGAGGGCTTTTCTGACCTCAGGCGCAGGTTTAGGTAAAGGCAATGGTGGCTAGGGGCAAAGATGTGTTTAACTGGTAACAGGGATAGTTGATTTTCTTATCCGTCGAGTTGTGTGAAACGGGTTTATTTCATTTGTTTGCCGGATGGTGGTTGGAATAGTTATGGGGACTTGGGGGAATGTTCCCCAAAATAACCATGAAAGATTGGCGGGGATATGTAAGAAGGTATTGGTTCAGTTCTTCGGAATGGAGCCTTGGTCTTACGTTTTGTCTCCTTCCGCCTTGTTCTCTCCGGGGGGAAACGCGCCTCAGGAGGGGATATCTGTTTCCTATTCCGATAAAATTCATTCAGGGCAGGCGTCATAGTCGAGGGATGTGTGACCGTGCGCGATTATTCTCTGCCACTCATTTCAAGGTTTTTGATGACTTCTACCAGTGAGTCAAAGGGTTCCGGATCATCAAAAAGCATGGAGGATGTGCGTTCGTAATCACTTTTCCATTTTCCGAGAAGTTCGGAAGATCCGGGAATCAATTCCAGTTGTTTCGGTAAAAGTGTGTCGTAATCCACCCATGTTTGCCAATGGTAGAGCTTGCGCTTGTTCCTTACATCGAAGAACAGTTCCCGGTCAACGTATCCGGCTTTGACCAGCATGGCGACATCGTAATAATGGCGTGCCATCCGGGGTTTGATGTTCCGGCGGTCATGTGATACCGGTTTTGTATTATTTTCATGGAGAATAAAGCACTTTTCCCAAAAGGTGCGGGAGGGGCTTACCGTGCGGATTTCTGCCGGAGCTGAAAACTCGGCAACGCCTTCACCGATATAGGAATCGACCGTCCTTGTTTCGGAAGGTTCTGTTTGAGCCCGTCCACTCAATTCGATTTTCACGAATGGGCGAATGTAGGTGTTTTCTTCCTGATGGAAGAGTGATGTGTAATGAACGAGCAGAACAAACGGGTCTCGCGCCTCCGACAGGTTTTCCAATTCCACATGGATATGTTTTTTCTCCATTCCATTAAGATTTCGTTCCATAAGAGGAAGAAGAACCGTTTCCATCATTTTCCGATAAAGAGGACGCAGTTTCCTCAGTTTTGCCTCTCTTTGACTGGCAGATTGAAGATGGTTGGGCATATCATCCTCTTGCAGATCAGGAAAGAATCCGGGCGACAGAGCAATGTCTATGTCTTCTGAAAATCTCCGGATGACCTTGTACGCTTTGGAAAGGGAAGTTCCTCCCCTGAAACATAAATAAGGGGATAGAGATTCTTCTCCGAAGAGAATTTGAAGAACCCGGCATACAAGGAAGTCCTTTTCAACGATGGAGGGAGTAATTCCCAGTTGTTCTCCGATATGACGGAAAAGGAATATTTGCTCCGAATCAGGAAGGGAAAGAAAATCAGACATGAGGAGATGAAGATGAAATGACTTGTTGAAGAACGGGGCGCATCCATGCCGGGACGGCATTTATATCTCTGGAGAGTTGCTGTTTTTCGGCCGGGGAAAGTCGTTTGGATAATTGGCTGACGACAAATCGCTCATCCATGTTTTCTTTGCCGAGAGAGCGCAGTGCCTGAACGACAAGCCCCGTGATGCGTCCCGACAGGGCCATGAATCTTGGGGCCGTTTTTTTGAACCGAAGTTTCCAGTTACCTACGCGGACCATGGCGGATGGCCGGTCAGTCAAATATTCGTACTGGCCCGGCATCTGGTCTGAGAGCCACAAGGCATTGGCGGCATAAATACCATTGGGTAAAAGACGGGCATTGTTTTTTCTTGCCCAGGCCTGTGCTACTTTTTCCGGATCAGTGGGAACCGGCAGCTTGAACTTTTTGTTCACAGCTGGAACCTCATAAATACCGGGAAGTATTCTTCTGAGTTCCCCATCCCTGACCATTCGGGAAAGAGCCTGATCAACCGCTGTGCGAGACCAGAAGGCAAAGAAGTCGGAAGAGGCGAAAACCTCCCCCTCCGTCTTCCCGGAAAAGATTTTTTCTCTTAACTGGTTTCTGATGCTCGCTTCCATAATTCCCTGAGTCAAATAATGCAGTTTATCTGACTAAATTCAATAAAAATATGCAGTTTATCTGACTGTTTGGGAGCTGGTAGGGGTGAGTTTATCGGGGGTAGACAAAAGTTGAGGATTATTGCTTTGTTCTTTTAAATGTTAACTTTTTCTCATTGCTTTGATTTGGACAGTCTCAATAACGGAGGGAGTGATGGAGAACCATTCATTGGCTTCTTTTTTGCCTTTGGCCTTGCGGTAGTGTTTTGCCATGACGGCGGGGGAGTTGCCTAGCCAGGAGGCGACCTGTTCATAGACCATTTCACGGGCGCAGGCGTAGGAGGCGAAGGAGTGGCGGAGGGCGTTGCGCTTCCAGTTGAACCCTTCCTTTTTCAAGGTTTCCATCCACCGACCCATGGTCCAAATACGACGGCTTGTGTTGGCTGCCGGGACGATGAAGCCTTCCGCCTTGTTGCCAAGGGCAAACCAGTATTGCAGCCAGGCCACGGCAGCGTCAGGCAGGGGAACAAGGCGGGGTTCTCCGGTTTTTGTCTTCATGTGGGGAACCATGAGTTCCTTATCTTCCAAATGAATGTCCTTCCATTCCATGCGGGCAATTTCCCGTGAACGCACGCCGCAGAAGGAGCCGAGAACCAGCCAGGGAATGTAGTCAGGATGGCTGGTATAGACCAGGGTGAGAAGGTTTTTTAGTTCTTCCGGGGAGTATGTTTCACGGGGAGGTTCTTCATCCGTAATGGCCGGGAGGAGGTCAATGGGGTTTTTAGCTATCAGTTCCCGCTTGATGCTCCAGTTCAGAAAGACGTTCAGGGCACGGCGGTAGTGGTTCATGGTGGTTTTTGTGGGATAGCCCCCGTCGCGGCCTGTGATGGTATCGTAAAGCTCTTCTTCTATGTTCTGGACGGTTTCCACTTTTTCAAGTTCATTGATCCGGGTTTCCGAGTCCAGGACGTTCAGGCATTTGTCCACGTCCGCCAGGAAGCGTTTGACGTTATGAAGGGCCGATTCCGTGTTTTTTCCAGCGGCTTCCTTTTCCTTGTAGGCAAAAAATTGAGCGAAGGTTTCAGAGACGAGAGGGTATTGTACGGTCTCGTCATTGTCTTTTTCCGCTTGGATGGCGAATTGGATGGCTTCATCCAACGTCATACTGGATTTGCCGGTTGCCAGCCTGTTTTCCCTGTGATTCCTCCAAAGAACCATAGCTGCTTTTTCCGACGTACTTAGCTGAAAGTTCTGCCCGTCACGAAGAATTTGGGTTGTCAGTTCCATGGCATATTCATCCGCTTCTTGTGGAGTGAGAAAGTATTTGCTGAACCCGTTGCCTACTTTGGGGCGGTATTTTACCCGGAATGGACTGGTCTTTCTCCTGTTTTCCACAGAAGCGCTTATTCCTTCCGCGTATTTTGTGCGATTGGGAAACAGCTTGTCCAAGCGCGATTTTGCGGTTCGCTTGTGAACATTTGTCTTCTGAATCGTTGTCAT